TAATTTTGAGACGATGCCAACTATCCGCGCCCAAGCTAATAGACGTAATATTTGTTATTGGATTATAACTGCCCGCTCCTGTACTATTAGTTCCTCGTGCAAGCAAGAGTGATGTAAGTCCTACTGTTACACTGTATGCATATGAGTCGTTATTATTACCCCAATTTGTCGTACGGTAAACTAATCCTAATGCATAACTTGAAGAAACTTGTACGTCGATTTCTGCTATAAAATTCGCCCATTGCCCTGCCTGATCAAAACGAGATCGTGCATCAGTTGCTTGGTCTGCTTTCATTCCCAATGTTTTTTGAAAAGCAAAGTGGCTTGGACTGGATGTTCCGTAGAGCGTTTGCGAGAAGCCATTGTCATAATTTTGGGTGTATCCCAAAATCGAGACGCCTCCTCCAGACAACCCTTGCGTATTGCTGTAAGTGCCTAGATTGAAATTTGCTTGTGTTGTTGCAGTGGTGATGCTATCTGACTTTGTTGCTTGATATGCAGGATTGATGCGCATATTAAAGCCAGAAAAATATGGTGCTATTGTTGGATCAATACCAAGGAGCAGATTTATACGATATTGAATAGTGCGTGACGAAACACTCATACCCGCTTGCAAATTTGGAATAATTGAATTATTCGCGATTGATTGCCAGCTTGCCCCTGCATCAATAGAAGTTTGCACGGTAGCAGCAGGTGATGTTGCGCTGCTGTTTATTTGAGCCTGTACTACAGCATTATTCGCTCCAACTTCTGTATTTTTTATTTGCCAATTCATATAGGATGACTGAACTATTTTAGCGGTATCAATAGAAACTGTGCCTACTATGTAGTTCATCACATTGTCATATGCGGTTACTGCTGACACAGAAATATTCGAGTATCCTCTGTTCTGCAATTGAGCATTCGCCTGTAACGTGTTTTGCGTGCTATCAAATATATGAGTTTTTAAAACATATGATCCACCAGATACGGTATACATCTGTATATTTCTAAAATAGGCTATGTATGTGCCTTGCGTATCACCTTCAAATGCTATTGAAATATATTGTAGAGTCTTTCCTGATAGCGTGCTTCCTAAGCCAATTATTCGCTGATACCAAGCATTCGTATTGGCATATCCAGAGAGATCGGTACTCGGATGTGGAGGCAAACCTTGACTATCTGTATTCCCCGTCGCGTTATCACGCCATGTTGTTCCATCTGTGCAAACAACATCTACGCCTGCCATAATTTGAGGTGAGTCTGATTGTATCCAAACATCATAAAAAAGCGTATCCGTCGAACCTATCGAAGAGCTTCCGTCACTATAAATCATTCTATAGGTGTAGTTATTATTATAGCCCTGCGAAGCTATTCCAACAAACTTGATAACAGGAGCCGTGTCAGAAATAATACCACCAGCATTCGTATAAACCACGGGAGAACCTGCAAGCGCTAGCTCCAAATCACCGCCAAGATTAGAGGTTGCTACAGTGTTATTAAGTATTCCCTGTGCAAAATCTGTTTGTGTGTTGTCATCACGTATCGCATAGTTGGCTACTACCCCATCTTGAGAGAGATGATCGTTTACCATGCTAACAGCAGCGATACCTGCATATTGGTTTGTAATAATTCTGTTGCTCGTCTTTTCCCCTGCTAAGCTTTGGTTATCGACACAATCCAATGACCATGCTAGCGCCGCATTTGCAGCATACTTGACAGCTACTGCTTTCGCAATAAAACCGGTAAATTTGACGCCTTCCACTGTGTCGGTTATAGTAACAGGTTGCCTAAATTGAAATGAATAAGTGCCGTTTGCATCAAAAACAGTGAGTCGCACAGTAGAACGCTCATCTACCTTGTCATCAAGAGAATAAGTAGTGTTTAGCACAGAATAGACTGTATTGGAGATAGTAGCTGTAAGATTTGTCGCCGTCATCTTGAGCGCATATCTCCCTTCAGTCTTATCATGTTTGCCATATGTGGAGCCAAGCGATTAGTCACTTCATGACCGTCCAAATAGATAGCTCCTGGTTGGACTTGCACGATAATCGGCTGGGCGGAGGAAGCGGCTTGCATGGCCTTACCACCTGCAAGTGAAGCGTAATTGAGCTGAGAATTAAGAGCAGACGGGCTAAGTGCAACTGATATTGGTTTAGCAAGCAACGCTGCTGCACTTTGGATTTTAGAAACATTAGCCTTTAGACCAGCTGCAAGCAGGTTTCCAAAGTCAGGCATCCACTTATCCGCATCTGCCAAAGGACCGATGTCAGGTTTACTGAAATGCAAATTAGCGCTTATCGCACTTGCAATCTTAGATGCAGCATTGCCTACTGCTCCCACTCCTTTCAAAATTCCTTGTACAAACTGATTGATCATATCAATAGACCAGCCTCTAGCGTCAGCGGCAAGTGTCCCGAGTGAGTTTTTAATGCTAGCGGCGAGATTGTCTGAGGCACTTTTGATTTTGCCTACATTGGAGTTCATGCCGTCACTGAGCATAGCAACCATATTTGGCATCCAGTTATCAGCATCGGACCCAGGCCCTTCTTTTGCAGGACTGTGGAAGCCAAGCGCCTTCCAAATCGTATTGGCAATGTTAACCACTGCGTTCCAGATCGAACCGACACCAGAGTTTATACCGTTTACTATCATCTGTATAAAGTTTTTGCCGGATTGTAGAGCATGATTGCCAAGATTAACAAACCATGTGCTGATTGAATTCCAGAGACCAGAGAGCGGACTAGAGACATAAGAGTTCCATGCGCTTGAGAAGACATTGGAGATGCTAGTCCATAACGCAGTCAGAGGTTTAACAATGTAGGTATTCCATGCATTAGTAAAGAGCGCTGCAATTTGGTTCCATACATCGGTAACGAAGCCAACCGCCTTGACCCAGCCGTCATGAACAGCCGTGGCGATTTTGTTCCATAGATCAGTGGCGAACTTGGCAACGGCAGTCCAGACCCCTACCAACCATGTACTTACAGTAGTCCACACACTAACTAGCCAATCCCATGCAACTTTCACAGCGCCCGTAATTGCGCCAGACACCTGTTTCCATAGATCAGTGGCGAACTTGGCAACGGCAGTCCAGACCCCTACCAACCATGTACTTACAGTAGTCCACACACTAACTAGCCAATCCCATGCAACTTTCACAGCGCCCGTAATTGCGCCAGACACCTGTTTCCATAGATCAGTGGCGAACTTGGCAACGGCAGTCCAAGCCCCTACCAACCAGTTAATTGAAGCCGTCCACGCCATCTTTATCCAATCAAGACATCCCTTGAAGAAATCGACAATATGGTCAACAAGCGCTTTGATATAATAGTTATGGTTATACAGCCATATAAACAATTGACCTATGGCAATGAATGGATAAATCAAGGCCGATAGGACGGCTAATGCACCCGCCTTAACACCAGCAACAATCCCTTTCCATGCTTCCTTTGAAAACGAAACAATCCCTTTCCATGCCCCATTTACAGCTGTTGATATCTCGTTCCATTTGTCTTGAAATACCTGCCCCACTGGTCCAAATGCATTTATAATTGCATTTTTAGCTTCTGTGAATTTACCTTGGAACCATTGGCCCGCTTCTCCCCACCATTTTTTGATTTCATTCCATCTATCGTTAAACCACCCGCCCACGGGTGCGAATACGCCTTTGATCCAATTCCATGCATCTATCGCTCGATCAGATATCCAGTGCCATGCGGCTTCAAACCCGTACTTGATACCATCTCCCATGCGCACTATCCATGGTTTTTGAGCTTCCTCCATTTCAGCATGAAGCTCTTTTTGCTTGGCAAGTTGCGCTTTTTTGTCGTCTTCTGCTTTTTTTAATTTTGCTACTTGCGCTTGTTCCTGAGACACTAACATATTGTATTGATGTGTAAGTTCTGCTTTTTCTGTTTCATCATGGCTTTCCATTAATTTCTGACGAATGCCTATTTTCTCTTTTTCCATATTGTTGATAGCTGCTTGTGCGCCTTTTGCTGTGTTCTCATCTTGTGCTATCCTCATCTTGACGTGTGACTGCTCCACACCTATGCGTGTTTCGTTTGTCTTTCCTGTTATCCACCCCATAATATCGCCCCAATGCTGTACGACGAGGATGATACCTGCAACAACAAGGGCTATAGCAGCTCCGATAGCAATAATAGGCAATGTAGCTGCTATAGTGGTTATAGCAGCTGCACCTGCTGCTATAGCCCAAGAGGTAAATCCTATAACTATAAGTGCGAATGATATAGCTGCAAAAGCCACTGAAATACCTATGAATAGGTCTTTAAATATTTGTGCTTGAATGCTGTCATCTCTGAGAAATGATGTAAGATCTTTGATACCTTTACCAAAAGCACTTATAGCAGGAACAATATGCTCATGCAAAACAGATCCAAATGCTCTAAAAGTTTTTGCGAGTATGTCAAGCGATTCGTGTTCTGCCAATGTGTCTTGATTAAACAGTTTGAATATGTTAACCACGGGCGCAGTGGCTTCCCATAAGTTTAGAATTGCACCACCAACATCTCCCAAGGATCCTAGAAGCTCACTAAGACCCGATGCAAATGATTTAAAAGCAGGTTGCTGAAGAACCTGCATAAACTCCCTAAACCACGGTACAACGTTGTTTTCCACGAATTGACCTACCAATTGTAGAGCACCACCGACCTTCTCTCCCATATCCGTGGCGAATTGCTGTACCGCAGGAGTTTGCATCCATCCTGCAAGATTTGCTAAGCTATTTCTTGTCATATCGAGAAGGGAACCGGTTCTAATCATCCCTCCATCAAGACCTAAAAATGAGTTAAGCGCGTTCTTGATATATCCTGAGAGAGTAGAAATAATACCGGAGAGGGAGCTTGCTTGCTTTGCCATGCCCCCCTGGTATAGCGGGTTCATCTCAATGCCCTTGGTTAGGGCGTCTATTGCGTCCTTTGCAGGCAATAAACCGGCACTAGCTAGTTCTCTGACTTCTTCAGTGGTCTTACCCATTGCAGCGCCAATGGCACCCGCCGCGTCAATACCGTGCGTGGCTAGTTGTGAAAGATCTCCGTATGTCATTTTGCCTGCAATATTAATTTTGCCGATAACATCGACTACTGAAGACATTTCTGCTGCGGTACCATGACCAATGGCAAATAGAGCATCTCCTAACGCTGTCATGATTGGTATAGTTTGATCGCCACTGATCTTCATACCCATCAGTTGTGCTGCATATTCCTGCACATTCTGAGGTTCAAAAGGAGTAACATCTGCAAAATGATTAAGTTCCTTTATCGTAGCAGTAGCGGCCTCTGCTGACCCAGTAAGAGTTGTAAAAGCAATGCCAAGCTGTTCAGCAGACATTACAGGCCCCAACAGTGCGCTTGCTGTACTCATTGCCATGCTCACCATCGACTGAAAACCGGTAATTGCTGAACCAACCTTAGATGCAAAATCTAGAAGTCCGCCAGCAGCATGACCAATACTGCTGGCAAAGCGGCTTACGCCTGAGACAGCGGGACCACCCACATTACTGGCAAAATTGCTTATGTGAGCACCACCACTTTGAATTTTGCTAATAAAGCTGCTCAAAGGGCCCGATACTGCCTCACTGACATTAGAAGACAGGCTCTTCACACCGCGAATGAAATCATTCAAAGGTCCAGATGCTGCTTTACTAATATCAGACGAAAAACTTTGAATACTACTTGTAAATCTGCTAAATGCGCCGGATGCTGCTTCACTAACAGTAGAAGATAGGCGCTGTATACCACCAGCAAAAGCATTCATAGGACCCGAAACAGTATCGCTTATTCTAGATCCTATGCTCTGTATGCCGCTTACAAATCTATTGAACGGTCCCGAAACAGTGTCGCTTATTCTAGAGCCTATGCCCTGAACGCCACTTACAAATCTATTGAACGGGCCCGAAACAACCTCGCTGATCTTGGAGCCTATGCCCTGAACGCCACTCACAAAACCGGCAAAACGCCCTGAAATAACACCGCCAAGATTAGAAGCTAATTGCTGTAAGCTCCCTGTGATTACTCCCAGACTGGCTGAGAAAGATGAGGTGCTGTTACCAGCAGCAGATATTTTCCCAGATACAACAGCAGTAGCATTGCCAAGATTGGTAATATTGGTAGTTACTCCACCAATATTACCTGAAAAACCTTGCAAGATGCTCGTGGCACTAGATACGGCGTTTGTAAGCGATGACAGATCGGCAGAAAATTTGACAGTGATGCCTTGCGATACCATGCCTCCTGCTGTCATAATTTGCTACCTCGCCTCTCGTTTTGCTTCTTCTATTGCTGCTTCAGAGTCTTCTTGTTCCATCTCATAGAATGTCATCCACTCAGTAAATTCTTGATTAGATAAGCATCCCATCATGTCTTCACGAGTACCGTTCCATCCGATTTCTCGTCTCAAGAAATAGGAAAAGCGGTATCGTGTATCCTCTAGTTTTTTCTTGCTTGCTCCTGGGTGAGACCGCTGCTCTCGCGGATTGCATTTCCTAGCGGCTGTAGTACAAGTAGTCCCCACTCTGCAATGGCATCTATGTGATTGTCGGTAAAAATGCGTTCCTTTGTTTCATACATCACTAATGCTCTTGATACCATCCCTGCAAGAGTTGATACCTCATTGGTCTGTCCATCAGGACCTTTGCTCGCATTTTGCGCAAACTCCACATCTTTTGCAGACAGCTCGACAAGAGCAAGCTGATCATCAATCTCTTCTAGATCTGGCAATGAAACTTCAAGCTTGATCAAGCGCTTTTTTCGATTAAGCAGTTTTTCTTGTATTTGCTCTTTTGTGAACTTTGCCATAAAATATCCTATCTTAGTTGCTGAAAAATTCGTTGGTCAGTTTAAACGTCAAATCTTCGGCTACAACTGACTTAACGTCAGACTTGATATTGCAGTCAGTTGCGTAGACATAGCCTTCGAAACGTCGGCCTGATGCAGTTTCGAAGCTCAACACGAGGAGGTCACGCGCGGTTACTGATGCCGATCGTGTTGTATTAAGCCACCAGTCGGTACATTTGAGCGTGCCGCCAAGCTGACCTCCAATATATGCTTCGACGCCAGTTGAACTGTATACAGTGACATCAAGTGCAGCAACCTTTGCTGAGTACTCTGCTGAGTGAGCATTGCCAAGCGCGGCATAGGCATAATAGGAGCCACTCGATAGTTGAACTGTAGTCCCCTGTGCATTGGCAGAATTGAATATCACGATGCCACCAGCATGTTTAACGGTATATGTAGTTGAAGCAACAGTAGTAAACCCGCTACCATCTTGCACAAGCGCAATAGCCACATTTGGACTTGAACCGCCTGTGAGACTATTTGTGCCAAGAGTTATCAAAGCCTGGTTAGCATTGCCTTTGCTGCTTATAAACTCAACTGTCCATGGTCCGCCTGCGCTACCAGTCACACTTGCGTTACCACTGCCGATACTTGCCAAAGCAGTCAGCGCAGTTTGCACAGTAGCGGCACTTGCATTGTAAGCAATAGTTGATGTGGTATTAGCACCAAAGGTAAGCGTAAACGTACCACCTGTGGGGGAGCCTGTGATGGTCACCGTCTGTACTTCATCATGCTCAACTTGCACGACCATCGCGGTATTTATGTCTATATAGCGTTTTGCGCTATTTGTTATCGTATATTTGGTCTTATCGCCGCTATCAGTCATTGCCTCGTTCGTGAAGGCAACGGCAGGTTGTGCAGTGATGTTTATTGTTGTGTTGAACGCCGCTTCAGCAGCCATCTTGCACCTCTATTGCCGTTAAACGATTGTTACGGTACCGGAGAGCTTCATGTCCCAGTCAGCTGAAATCAAACCTTTCACATCGCTTTTGACGTTGTATGATGTTATCAGACAAGGCATGGCATAGGTATGTGCACCCGAATCTCCTACTACAAACGTGAAAGTGGTAATAGTACGTGCATAAAAGTTAGTTTCGATCGTGCTTTGCCCTGTATCCGCCTTGTCATACTGGCCACTAAGTTTGTAATCCCCACTGAGCAAGCCACCAATGTAGGACTCAGTACCTGGAGTTGATGCGCTAAATGACGTTGTATCCAATGATGCTATCTTTGCAGATAAATCTTGGCTTTTGACGTTATTAATAACTGTTGCCCCTACTTTGCAACTGGACAAATATCCCGCTGTTGCCGCCATAATTGCCTCCTATGCTTCTTGCGTAAAAGTAGTATATTGGCACATGAAACGCCGTATACGTTCATCGCCTGGGTCCGACAACGGCCGACCAAGAGAATACAGTGTGTAGACATGAGCATGCGTTGCCAGCGATAGATGCTGTTGATCGAACAAAGTATTGATGACGTTTAAAATGCTGTAGCACTCTTTATATCCACCATAGATACTCCAGATATCCATCTGGATGGTCGACGCATAACCTCGTGTGCCGAATACGTTGTCTGGTCGTTCTCCTGCTCCTGAGAATAGAGTGATGTACGGAAAGGCTTGGTTTTCTGGCAGATATCCAAAGTCGAATACACCAGTCACGCCCAGTGTCGCAAGATCCGATTGGAGCGATCCGCTTGGCTTCAGCTTTGCATAGAATGCTGTTTGTAATTCAGACAATGAGGTACGCGTTGCCGTCATAGCTGTTTCATCTTTTCTTGCATGTGTTCAGATGCAATTTCAAACGACGGTGACATGAAAGGGTATGGACGGGATCGACGGGTACCATACTCTAATGATGCTGAATACGGTGCTTGAGATGTTGTTGACGACTCAAGGTGTTCATGTTCGTCAATGATATGGTCACGGCAATATCCTGTATCGACCTGTACAACAGACCGAGCCTCATTTTTGCATTCCACAGCAGTTTCTTGCACGATCTGGTCAACATCATTCTCGAATTGCTGCATTGTTGCATTGAGACTGGCAATAACAGCATCAAGCCCCTCAATTTCAATGTTCATCATTTCCACACAACGGTAATATCCATTGTTCCTGTTGTTGTGATGCTCAAACCGGTTTTAAATGCAATATCATATATATTGCTAAGGTACCCAATTGAAAGAATTGTGGAAGGGAAGGTAATAGTACCGATCTTGGGTGTTGTGTTTGTAACTGCATCATCAAATTCAATCACACCACTTCCCACGGGAGTATTCACAACAATTGCATGCAATATTCCTTGGCCCGTCTTTACAAGCGTTGTTGTTGCAGTGGTGATGTTTGTATAATTGTACCCGCCTATGGTGACTATTCCTTGAATTCCCATCGCGACTGGCTTGAAAACGGCAGAGACGGCTGACCATGGTTTTGATGCGGCTATTGTCGCTTGCGGTATTAATGGTGAGGGATTGGCTTGATACTGTGATAATGATGCAAAAGAATATAAACCTGCTGGAGTCGTTGTATCCAGCGAATCGTCAACTGTCCAACTCGTACCTGTGACAGCCGTAACAGCCTCAGCAGTAGTACCAACGCCTACACCAAGGAATACCAGCGAGTTTGGAGAGGAAGAAGTAATAGCCGATGTAGAGGCCGTTGTACCGGTACCGGTACCAGTCGACGATTGATCAGGCTGTGCGGTCACTTGTGCCAATAAGCCACTTACCTCATAAATCTCCATTCCCATTGACGCTGCGGTACCGGCATTTGTAACCGTAACCGTGTTTATGCCTCCAGTGATATTAACGGCGAAGAAGATAGCTGTCTCAAAGGTTGTGGAATTCGCGGCCCGCGCTGCGGACGTGTAGGTGTTACCAGCAGAATCGGCAACCGTTGGTGCCGTACCGTTGCCAACACCACAAACGACAATAATAGAATTACCGGCAGTATTGTCATTAGTAAAAGCCTTTGCTAATGTTGCAACTGAGCCAGTGCTTATATTGTTTGCTTTTTGCACAATAACTGGTGTGTTAATTGGCAAGCCTGTGTTGCTCAGAGATAAGCCAGTAATAACTGGTGGTAGATACGGTGCTACTGGTATTGTCATCTGTTGTTGCTCCTTCTAAAGCGACCCTTGCGCTTGCTGTTCTTCTGCTAAAATCTGTATTATTCTTTGCGCTTCTGCTGGGACAATAACATTGCGAATATTGTAAATGCGAGATCTATATAATATCCGCATTGATCCATCAATGTTTTGCGATGGCCTGTATCGTATCAAGAATTGTGATATATTCGATACATAGGTCTGTTGTCCTATGATCTTCTCAATGCCCTTCCAAGTTTTGATGTGTGCCATCGTTTTGATGTAATATGTCCAAGTTCTTGTTTTGCCTCCCATTCCATCACTGGTGTCAACGGGAGCTTGTATGATAATAGGACTATTAAAAGATCCTGATCCTACGGTTGTATCTGCCGTGCTTAATACATCTGGCATATCATACCCAACTCACGCGTTTTGCTAAAAGCTTATTGGTAATTTGTTGTAACTGAGCGACATCACCAGCAGCTTCACGATATTGATACCAGTAACCAACGAGTTCCAGCATTGGTTGCATTAGATCCTGTGGTATCGAATAAGATTGCACAAAGTCATAACCTGCATAATAGGTAAATTTCCAGAAATTGGCAGTTACAGGTACTTGAAAGTAAAACCGTGCTGGCTCCGATGTATCGTCAAGCCAAGTTGCAGGCGGTGTGATGGTGAAATTTGTCCAGGTATCAAATGCCGTAATCTTCGTCTGTACAGTCATGGTTTGGGCAGACTGTACAGGAGGCATAGGCAGATCAAAATAGAATGGGGCCGGACCGAAGGGGTTTGCACCCAATTGCTCATTGAAAATGTACCAATTCGGCCCAGGCTCAATAGGTCCGCTTAACACACCCCCAGTTGGCCGCTCAATCGTTTCAACAACTTGGATTTGCTGAGTAGCCATGGCACGGCCTGTGATTGTTTCCGCCTCTGATCGTGCACGGGAAATGAGGGACGCAATGGTCAGGTTATCGTCGTCAAAGTCGACACGCAAATACGCTTTAGCAGCAGAGAGTGTGATCGGCTCTATTGAGACCGGAGTAATGACCTTCCATTTTGTGCTCATTTCAACACGTCCCTATACTCTGCTTGGCGAAAAACGAGGACGACCAGTGAAACCTACTGCGTTGAATAACACACTTGCTGAAGAAGAAGTAGACAGAAGCCTGATATAACGTTTAGCTCCTGTATATCCAACTGTCCAGTTGATAGCTGTCCCTGCACTTGTAATAGCTGTTGGTTGCGCGTTACCGACTTTTACAGGAGTATGATCAGTTGGGCTTGTTGCACTCCATGCAATCAGATCTGCATTAGCAGCGGTGGTTGCAGTAGAAGCATCATCACTGTCCTGAATGACTGGAGTGAGAGTGCCACTGGTGTAAGTGCCACACTCGAAATGGATTGATCCGCCGTCAAAGCCAGACAGATCAATCCATGGCCCCGTCTGGGTCGTTGTAATCGCAGGAGGCGCGGTCAACTGAGAGTAGAATGATCCAATCTGTGTTACGTCTCTTCCCATGTCACTTATCCTTTTGCAGGATGTCTGATACATCCTGCATTGCTATTGTTTGTTAATGAAATCTACACTAATCAACTAGTAGCGATCTTCAATACCCGCATCGCCTCTGGAATTAGTAGGTCCGCCCCAACGCGTTGACGAGCGATAAAGCCGATCATGCCAGAAGCTGCATAAAGCTCATTAAGTTGCTGCATGCTCATCATCACGCGATCAACAATCATGTAGTTTTTGAAGTCACCTACGATGATTGGATAGGCGTTTGCAGCAATTTCAGGCATATCAGGCACTTCAAGGTATGGCCTGTCATAGATGGTGCTTGGGAGGTTGCTGCCAGCAAACGGCTGCCACAATGGGCGGTTCTGAGAGTCCTTCAATAGTCGAATTGAGTTGAGCGAGGCGCGTGTCATAATCCAAGTCGCATTAGGAGCATAGTCAGCTTTCAAGTCCATGAGTACATTCAATATGCAGTCTGCTGTGATGGTTGAGGCATTCCCAGATGGCATATACGCGATGGCATCGGTAACGTTATTCTTTCCAGCAGAGCCACCTGCGTAGCTAGCAGATGACTTAATAGGATAACTCAGGATACCGCGTGGCTTTCCGTTACCATCACCGGAGACAAAAGCCAAGCCTTCAGTTTTTGCGAATTGGAGGGTAAGACGCTCCTTTATGAAGCTTTCGAGATTGAATTGTGAGTCCTCAATGTTTTGCTGAGAGAGAAGTAAGAGGCCACGCATCTCGTGAACTGGGATAGTGATCATACCAACAGTCGGCGTATTCGAATTGGCAAAAGACGCTTGCTCAGTGGACCAATAGGCTGTAGTGTCGGCGGCCAGGGCTGGTATCTGGATCTTTTCTGCACTGGTTGTCTGCACACGGCAAATGCCACGCAATTTTGAGATCAAGAGCTTGTACGACTGTAACTCCTCCAAAAAGTCAGTAGAGGCAAAGAAACCACCTGTAGTAGCATCACCTGCATAGAGTGCCTTACGCTCCGCTGGCATATAGGCTTGCAGGATGTGCTCTTTCTCCTCACGAGTCATCAAGTCAAACTTGCCAGCACTTCTAATAGCTTTGATAAATGAATTGTGATGAGCGCTCCATTCTTTCTTACCATCTTTGCTCAGCAAAGGGGGACGCTGATTCGATAGACGATATTCATCGAGAGATGCGGTTGCCGACTTAAGCTCATTACTCTGAGTTGTGATAAGGTTCTCCAGATCAGAGATGCGGTTACCGATCTTGTCCATGTTCTCTTTGTATTCGGCGGGCATCTGGCCTGTTTTGGAGATCAGCTCCTCACCCAGCTTCTTTTGCTCTTTGTCGAGAACATCCACGCGACCTTTCAAATCGTGATGAAGTGTTTTAACCTCATTGAGAATATCCGTTACTGCCATCTGTTTTACATCCTTATGTGTATTTGTACGTACGTTATGTCATTGTAATTAGCGCTTCATATCCTGAACCAATGACGCCAATGCTAGCTCAAGCTCTCTTTCGTCTTCATCCACAGTGCTTTTTTGCGAGTGTGTCTGGGAGCTACGTGCCTCTTGTGGAGACGAGGTAGCAGGATTGCTCTTGCCTTCCGGTTGTCCATCAGTAGGTTTGCCAGGATCATCACCTTCGTACGGCTTTTCAGCACCTTGCATACCGGTTGCAAAATCATCCGCAGCTGTGCGCACCGCTTTTACATGAATTTGCATTGATTTAACAGCCTTGTCCGCGTCGTCGGCCATAGTGTTGAGGCTTTTTATATGATCATCAATCTTTTGTTGATTGGCCGATGATATTGGCTTACCCGCTTTCTGGTTAGGATCGCGATTACTGCTCATCCAACCATAGTTAGGCTGGCTATCACTCCCGTACTGCATGGTGTAATCAGCAGGTGAATAGCGGTAACCGCTATTTGAAATGTACTGAGCCAGATTGCATTCAATGGATTCAGCTACGAACTTAGTCATCACTAGCTGTTTCCATTCATCAATCGCCTGACTAATATCTTGCTCAGGCTGATCACCGTTTTTGAATGCATCAAGGACTGATTTAGTAATCGTGCACAAAAACACGTCCCTCCAATCCTCCAGTAGGTCCTTGCACATTTCTTCTGCATAATGCTCTGTTACAGTTTTCTTTTGCATTACTGCTTGTTTGCCTTTCACGTCAGTTACTACTGCTTCTTCGTTGGCAGGAAAAGTAACTAAAGAACCTTCCCATAGCCGTATCTCCACTAAATCCCGTATCATCTTGCCATCGATTTGTATATAATCAGATTTAATGGTGTCATAGCCTATTGATTGTTGAAATACATAGCCCTTTTTTAGTGCGCTATACGCCTCTTTGCCTTTTTGCACATCAAGATCAAGCTCAAGCTCCACGAAAAGACCTATATTGTCTTCAGTAGCAGATAAATAACCGCCAATAGGGGTATTAGGATCATGTTGCCACAGCAACGGCAAAATATAGCGCCTATTATTAGCTTTTTTGTATTCATACTTATTTTGCAGTGTTCTCTTAAATGCTCCAGGTCTTACACGATCTCCCTGATCATCGATATTGTCAAAGGTGCTCAAATAGCCCTTTACAATACCTTTCTCATCATCAAAGTCCTTTAATTGAAATGGAAAAGTTTTTGTCTGTCTTGCGATGGTTGCCGTTTTACTCATACCAGTACTACCTCCATAAATTCCCTGTATTGCTGTCTTCGTAATTTATTGACCTTCTCGTCATCATGGCTACGATCTGTTATTTTTGAGCGCCTCATGTACATGCTGCAACGACACTGTATAACGTTGCGAGCGGAACCAGAACTATCTCCAGGATAATCAAGTGCCTCACCATCTACAATAAACTGCTCATCGATACCAACTTGCTGTTCATCGGCTTCGGCATGTGCAGGACGAGTCTTGCGACCGTGCATTGATAACCACACCTTGTCCAGTGTCATGCCTGATGCTTTACCAGCCTGCCAAGTTGCAAAAGAGCTTGCAGCATGTGTTTCTGTGCGAGCAATGACCACGCTACGATTAGGGATGATTTGATCGAGATAGAGGCCATCGATCCTTGTTGCAAGCTGAGCAATCGTTTCTTTGTTCTCGACACCTTCCGACAACTCATTTTTGACTTTTCCACGTGTTACATCAGAAATGTTTACAATCTTTGTTCCTGCCATTGTTTGAAGATATTTTTGAGTGTTGCTGTTGATAATGTCGGCGGCGACCTTGCGTTCGCGTGGCCCTGGTGCTGCCTTGAGCTGCTTCAAGATGTCGTTGCCAACATCGCCTGCAATATCTTCATAGAGCGCAATGATAAGCGTCTTGAGATCACTAGATGCTTTTGTGATAGCGGCGTCTGCACGGTCCTCTGTTGAACTGGGTAGGGCCGCTTTGCTGATTGCCGCAACTACCGCTTGGCGTTCACCATCAAAATAGTCTTGGAGACGTTGCTCCGCCTCAGTCTGCCATTCGGCACGAGATGCCTCTACACTCTTCATGTAGGCTTGCTTCTCTTCAACAGTGTTGAGGTCAAGAGCTTTCACTGATCGTCTCTGAACGCTCTTAGCAGGCTTGCTATCAGCATCATCAGGAGCATTGTCATTTGGATTATTTGCAGGAGGAGCATCATTCGGTTTTGGTTGCTTCTGTGGTGGTGCTTGGCTAGGTTGTTCTGGGTCCGGCAATATCGGCTCAGGTGCTAGCTTCGTGAGGCTCTGCTCAGCATATTTATCAAGCTCATCGGCACGCACTAGAACCGTACCCAGTCGAAAGACATCACCGCCTGGCGTTGTTGGTAACCCCGCCAACTCACGCGCCTCATTCAACGTGCATTCACCACTCATCCACATCTTTGTAGCACGCTCAGAAATTGCATCTTTTTGCGCTTGTATCATCTCTTGGATGACTTCAACGCTCTCTTTGTCATAATAGAGATATGCTTTTTTAAGATCCTTGTACATCGGCAATAGCCATGTATTCCAGAGCGCATAGAGATCATCAAGCTCAGGGAATATTGCTTCAGTGTATGATGCAACCTTCGCTTGTTGCATGTTCTCATAGGTAGTTGATGATGTATCGCCAATGAGTTGAGGAGAGATATTGTAGATGTTAGCAATAGCAGCAGCGTTGTATTGTATTCCTGCTAACCAATCCATCTGGGCAGGTTGTAATCCGATGGATGTCCAAGACAAGCCTGCATCGAGCACAGGAGCTTTACCAGCATTGCGAGAGCCTGTAAATTTTTGATTGAGTTTGTTTTCGAGAGTATTTCTGTCATTCGGAGAGAGTACCGTTGGTATTGTCCAAGCCCCTGCAGGCCGTGCCATATTCTGGAGTAGGGCAAGATTCCACTTTTTCGCGGCAATGCTCTGATCAGCAAAGATTGCCGCCGCTTCCAATGGACTCATACCAAACATGTCTTCAGAAATCGGATGCCAATATTTTGTGTGCCCTATCTCGGTAGGAGAAATGAGCATTGATCCAAGCGAATCATATTTATATCCGATAATGCCCCGTGGACTCTGGAGTACGATCTTTGTTTGGTCAGGTCGGAGTGTCCACATCTCGTTCGGTGGCTGGTTAGAATTAGTTCGGAGTACGTACTGAAATGCATTGCCCGATAGCAACTTATAGCTGATCAATGCCTCACGATAGGCAACCCCACTTTGCTCATTATTCGGCTTTTTAAGTAAATCGAGAACAGGATGAGAGTCTATGGTCTTTTCCATTGTTTCATCTTTATATAATATTGGCTGTATTGCTGATCCATTGCGTGCAATATATGATATGCATTTATAAATTGTATCGTTATCTTGATAGCCTTCACGTGCAAAGTTGCGGTAATTCTTCTCCATACGCTTCTCTTGTGGCGTGTTGTAGATGTATGGAGTGCCTGAATATGTAGGATTAAATTTCTCTTCTTTGGGAGAAGAGAATGCTGAGGCGATACGAGAGAATATACCCATCAGTCGTCCCCCCATCCATGCTGACTAGCCCAAGCAAACGGGTCATTGTGTGTCGGAACGGTGATTTGTATAGAATCTGACGCCTCTTCCTCGTCTGTCTCGTCACCAGAAAGTGGAACAGCCGATGAGACAGCTTCATCAGCCGCCATGGACACCACATCTACAATATCATCATGAGCAGCTCTTGGGAAATGCAGCAATTCAGTTTCTACATCATTGAGCCATGATGCATTCTTACGAAAATAGAATTTACTATTTTCCATCCATATAGAGGCAGTAGAAGCGCGTGATACTTTATCATGGATAGGATGGTACTCTCGACATGGAATACCTTCTGCTAGTGATTGTTGGATGAGCGCAAGCTGATAACCAGTGCGTTCAATTTTGAAATAGACTCTGGGATATTGCTGATAAAGTAACCGGATCTGCTTCAGTTGGTCGAGATTACTCATGTGTGCGTGGACAAGATCAAAAAGAATGAGGTCATGCTCTGGAGTCATTGCCCAAAGCGCAAATACGGTATAATCAGCGCTTTGTTTACTACTAATTGCTAGATCAACTGTTGCAAACTCGTTGCATTGTGACTTGAGGATGGAGCGTGTGCCACCGTCTGTTTCCAAAATATATGCCTGATCGGTTTCAGCAAAGTATCGGAACCATTCACGCTTGAACTGGCTACCTCCGCTTGGCACAGGAGATTGCTGATATTGTGCAGAAAAACCAATACTACCCAGATCTCGCTTATAGCGTGCAAGAGTCTCCAGGCTAAAACGTTCGGGCCACAGTAATTCCCCCTCTTCTTTGCGAGGATCTTCCCAACCGATAGAAGTAAAACATTTTCGATGAGGTTCGTACTCAGCAGGTAAGTTGAGACATATCCAGTCAGGACGTTCTTTCTTTATAATTCCGCTAACATCTTCCTCATGTATTCTCTGCCCCACCACAAGCATTTTATCCTTATTAGCATCGTTCATGCGATTTGACCATGTTTCACGGAACCATGTCGTAGCTGTTTCTCTCTCTACATCGCTATGCGCTTCATCAGCGGCGTGCACATCATCGATTATCAATACACTTCCACCGTGTCCTGTTGCACTTGAAGCAACAGATGTAGCCATTTGGTATCCTAGCTTGTTATTCATAAATAAGCGTTTTGCGTTTTGCTCTTTACTCAAACTAAAGTCACTCTCTCTCGTGAATTCCAGTGCATGAGTATCGGTAGTCAGATTGAAATCTTGTCCGTAGCGTTCCTGGAACCATTGAGAGTCAATGAGGTTGCGTTTCTTGAGGTTATCTCTGGTAGATAAATCTAAGCTGTATGAAGCAGACAAGAACCGCTCTGCAGGATTTTGCAACCATCCCCATACAGGCCATAACACACTGCATATCGTGCTCTTGGAATGTCTTGGAGGTATATTGATCAAGAGAAATCGTATTTGCCCGACTGACAACGCGGTTAAATGCTCACATATAGCGTTAATACACCATCCATCTACAAATGGAGCAGGATCAACAAACCGCCATGCATTGACAACGAATTGCTTTAGAGAGCGTCGCATCTCTTCAGCTTCTACAGTGCGGAGCAGGAGGTCGGCAATGGATTGACTTTGTACAGGAGGCGATGCAACTTTTGATCTCACTGCTGGCCTCCTTTCATATCTAGCGCCAACGCTTTAAGTTTCGCTAACTGATCGGAAGAAAGAGCACGAGTATCAATGCTAATAAGATTTGTAGAATTGATTTGGCCGTTCACCGTTGCATTAAGATCTACGCTTTGTTTATCTCTAAATTCTGGCATTCTAGCCTTGGCTAACAATGAAAGCAGGGAGTCACTATATACGCGTTCTGTTAATGGTTTACCATCTTGCCCATAAACAACTTTTCCAACGCTAACTACAGGCTTTTCGTATCCTTGCACAGCACGTCTGAACAATTCAGCTCGTATAACATCATTTGCTTCTTTTTCTGCAATATTAAATCTTAAAGAAAAACTTGGATCATGTTCTTGCCAATAATACACTAAAGATCTCTCAATACCTGCCTGCATACATGCTGCTCTCACATTGGCAGTCATTGAAAAAGATTTAAGGAACTTCTCTTGTACTACTGATCTTTCCTCTTTTGTGAGTCTTTGTCCTTGTCGTCTTTTTTGCGTGTGTAATGTATAAGTGTTTAAGTCTTCAGGCATACGCCACCTCCTCTACAGACTCTAGAAGAGGCGGTTTTGCAATTATTCGGTTATATACCATGAGCTTCTTGATCATTATTGACTCTATTGACAAACAAAAAGGGCGTTGCTCTCGTGATGAGAAACAACGCCCGTGTGAAACACAATCTGAGCTGTTACTGTTATTTTGTTGTTCTTGTTCTTATTCTTGATCGTCCAGAGACTTTGTGTGAATACATGTCTCTATAGGTGATTGGGTGACCGTCTTGGAATATAATTTCAAGAGAGCCGTGTCCTCCGATGGATTTGAAGTATTGTGATTTCTCTTCAAGCCACTGGGACAACTCAGATGGTAGGGTGCCATCATGATCAGCATCAATTGAAACACTCATAAATTTAGCACCTAATACTTTGTTCTATACTAACTGTAACACATACGCACAAACTATGCAAGGGGGTGTCGAGACATTCAAGCTCAAACTGTCTATTCAACGCCTCAGTGACAATCAATGGCACTTTGCGAGAATGTGCAATCACCCATTGATCGATTGCGATGGCACTTGTTGACCGTCTGAGCGATGCATTATTAGCGGTGGGATGCTCCTGCAACTATTCTCTCGATCCGACTCCCACTTGCACCGGATAAAGCACCATCACAAGAGCTTTAGGCCGCAACGGTGGGATTCGAACCCACGTCTCTCGTCTAGAGCGGATTACCACTTTCCTACGTGCTGCAAATTGCTGAATTGGAGCGGACAATCAAAGTACTCTGTCATTTCATCGTCCGCTCCGATCAGGAAGATCTTTGGTGTTGTTCGTCTGCCTCTGATAGACAAACACGAATAGCGCAGTTGCTACTCAAGAGAATAGTAGCATGTCCGTACCAATTTGTAAAGCAGTCCTGACATGCTGTTGTTATGCACTTAATTCATGAAATGCAGCAATGAAATATGAAAAATACATTCTTGTGGTGAATGTTTAATAAATGGTTGTTAGGATGACAGTATCTTCAAAATTTGCTAGCAAAGCCTCAAATTTTGCGTCTACCATACAAGTTGCTTGTCCTTATAAGTTTAATAACGTGCAATAGAGACTTAACATGGTTAGACAGGTTTTCTAATTGCAACTAACGATAATTTCTTGTGATTAGGCCTAAATTTAAGCTCAAATTCTAACAATTTGATAATTCTTCTCAAAAAGAGGCGAGAATTATTGCTGTCGGGATGACTGCATAAAAAAGAGGATAGATAAACACACAAGCTAATATGCTTATCTATCCTCTTGCAGATTATATAACTGCTTATTGAATATCATTCCTAAATTGCATACGTGGAAGTCCGTCAGGCAGTTTACCGTTAAAGTAGACAGGTAAGATCACTGGGACATAGAACAGATCCCAGAAGTTACTGCAATCACCTGCATATAGATTTTTGTAATGTGCAACGTTGTGTACCTCGCCTGTTATTGAGTCTACAACGTGACCTACATCAATGGTGTTCTTTTTGTTGTAAACATGCTCAGGTACGATCAAACAATCTTTGAGTTGTCCTGAGCGATCTCCTCTCAACCAACGAGGGAAAAACTTTCCATAACTAATATCAATCTTAGCACGTTCGTTAGGTTTCATACCACCAAGATTGATATAGATTAGCTTCGTTAGCACGAATGCAGAAATTGAATAATACCCAGGTTTGATCTCCTTTGCGTTAATTAATCTGAGCTGCTCCGCTTCCTCTGTCCAAGGATAGATTCTCACTTGCTCTTGCTGAGACTGTTTTGCCTCTTGTACTTCAAAGTAGAAGTCTACGAGATCTTCGTAGAACTCCCACGCCTTTTGTGTTGTAATCGATTTTGCATGCAATGCAGCTCCTCGCTTTGTCCATAGATAGAGAGTTTTTGCATGTTTCGCACCATCCTCAAAATGAAGACGGTTCAAAAAGTCCGCTTTTTCCTTGCCTTCGAGAGCAAAGTAGTGTTTCCCTGCTACAAAGTGCTCTTTATTGCGAATATAATTCTGGGAGACAATTTTCTCGGTTGTCTCGTAAGCTTCTGCAATTTGTCCAGTGGTCATGAACCCCATGCATAAATGCAGGGGCTTGTAGCTAGGCGCGTCCTGCTACGATAGGCTGCATGACAGGTACAGCCCGGGAGATGTTTATGGCTGCGTTCCGATCTGCGTTATCAGAATGCCCACACTTTTTACAGACAAAGGAGGCTTGACTCTTGCGATTAGCTTTCTCACAGTGCCCACATGCTGAGCACGTACGGGATGTATTTCTTGGGTCGACCGTATACAACGGGACACCTGCAAGAGCAGCTTTGTACGAGAGGAAGAACCGGAGTTGCCAGAATGACCAAGAGCTATGCATCGGACGCAGGACCTTCTTAACCGTGCGTTCCAGTCCTTGACGGGACCGGATGTGTCTTAGATCCTCGATTGCAATTGCTTGTCTATGATCTTTTGCCTTCTTGACAATATGTTTGGAGATAACGTGGTTTGTATTTTTCCTAAATCGGGCTTCCCTCCCAGAAAGTTTTTTGAGATGTCTTTTTGCCGACTTGGTGCCTCGTTTCTGAAGATCAGAGCGAAGTCTCAGCATACGCTTGCGAGTCTTCTCAACAGCTTCCCCGCTAAAGGACTCACCTTCGGAGTCGGTGGCAATTTGGATTATGCCCAGGTCGACTCCGAGCGTGCCTCCTTCCTCAGCCTCGTAGGGCTCAGGAGCGGGAACATCAAGCGTAACGGCAAGGTAGAAGGTCCCATTACGATAGAGCAAATCGGCTTGTCCCTTGATGGCATTCATACGGGATTGCTGGTAGCCGCCCATCCTGAACGGGACAATCACACGTCCCTGCAATGTCAGGAGGGAAACCTCACTCAATCCTTTGAATGCCATCAGGCGCTCATCGTAGGTTATCGCACCTTCAGATCGAAACAACGGCTTGATGCTCTTATCCCGCTTGTAGCTATCGACTACCTTGCTGATGGCACGGATAGTCATTTGAGACGACAAGCTAAAGCGCTTGCGGATATCGCCATAGACCAGCTTCTGAAGCTCAAATTTGTTTGCGAGCTTCCATTCAAAAGCCGTCTGGGCAATATCGTTACACGCATCGTTGAACGCATGCATCGTCTCAAGAAGAGCAGTATGTTGTTCTGGCGAAGGTGCCAGTTTCAAGAGCATTGTTTGTTTCATGCAAGGATTATACCACCGTTAGAGCGTTCTTGTCAATACCATTCTAATGGGAAGATTTTCGCGTCTACGGGTGCCTTTCTTACCTCCCCATGGATAAATCCAGGGGCTTCCCGAAAGGACTCCTGGTGAGTATCCGCTCATTGCGGTATTTTGTAATTGGAAAAGATTTCATGGTCTGATCTCCTTTTTGCGAAGCTTGCATTAAGGCGACCAGACTGTTAAAATCTGGGTAGCCCAAAGGCAAGCAACTGTCTTGAGTTAGATCCTTGTCATGTTGTTTTCGAGGCTACTTGACAAGGATCGTGTCCGCTATTCTACTGTTGTTAACCTTGCTGTTTTCTCGTCGATACCCCAGAGAGCCAGATCTCTGGCTACTTCTCTTACGGTCTCTAGAGATGGCTCACAACCCATCTGGCGGCAAAGCATCTCGCGAAACACACGTAGACGCTCCCCCGAGAGAGAGAAGTTAATGACAATACGTTTTTCATCGTCACGCTTCTTGGGATATTCTCTTCTAGGCATAGCCGTTCTTTCTTCTATAATTTTGCTCCACTGTGACCTCATTGATCACCTTTGTATTGTAGCACAATATTGTATTATTCGCAATACTTTTGATGGCAGTCTTGAGCTTGCGCATAGACTCGTTATTGATTGTTTTGCAACACATGATGTAATTAGGATGACTGTACAGGAGAGAGCAAAAAGAAAGAACCTGGGTTGTCCAAGCTCTTTGCGTCACATTCTTTTAAAACTCACTGCGCAGGAATGCACTCATTATCTCAGGAACAGCCGTGTCAAAGCCGCATACTTCAAGTGCTCTTTTATCATCAGGAGCATTATTAGTGACATGAGTCGCTGTCATCTGCACATTAACGATACGAGCTTCAGCATTGATTTGTCTTCTGTATGCTTCAAGTGCCTGTACAGGCTGCTGATGGCCTTGCCAAGTTTCACTATCCGACAAAATGACAAATGCATCAACTTCTAGTTTATTCTTTAGAGCATATTCCATTGGCAATGCAAGATTTGTACCACCACCACCGTATTGCTTCAAGATCTGCACAGCATCGTCAAGTCTTTGTTTTGGTGAAATGGGCAAACCATGTACTGATGTGTCAACACCTATTATGTGGTAGTTACTCTCGCTATTTGCCAGAACCAAGGCCATGGCACCTGCTGCCGTATGCACTTCAAGATTTGGAATACCATTGACGGTGGCATTACGCATTGATCCGCTTGTGTCGATTGCCAGCAAGATGCGCTTACCCGTTGGCTCCACATTGTTAAATGCCAGATAGAATGCGTCATTTAACGCATCTACAATGTCCTGTACCGGAGTCCAAGTATTGCTGCCACGCACGCTCTTACCACTCTGATAGGTCGTTAATGCAGACAAGATCTTAATCGGATGTAATCGAGCCTTTAAGATTGCATCTCGATTGCGTAGCCGCTCTGCAATCTGCCGTGTCATGTCACCCATCGGCAAGATCACACCTTCTCTGGTCATTGTTGCCAGATTGCGAGTCATGGCCTCCATTGGCATATCTTCAAGCAATGCTTCCCAGACACGCACTGAATGCAGGTATTGAGTCGGAACGGCCTCACGCGGCAATCTATACTCTTTGATCAGAGCCGCTACTTCCTTGTCATCGGCTGCACACTTGGCTTTCTCATATGCCCAGATAATCCTGAGTGCCTCATCAGAATGCGGTTCGTCTCCTACATTCTCCCAACCTTTGGTTACCCAGTGATACAGCGCATTGTATGTATCCGTTGTGGCCTTCGGGTGCGCAAGCCTCAATAAGTCTCTCTGGCTGTACCCATCCCTTTGCTGATATTTTAAAAGCTGATAAGCTAGGTTCTGCTCTTTGCGATCATTAAACCATGAGGCAACGGCACGTCTGTAAGCGCGGCCCCATCCTCTGAACTGCTTTGTGTAAGCGACAAAATGCAGCAAGTGTGTTCCTGTACGCGCTACTTGTGGAAGGATTGACAATGCATATTGGCGTATTTCTTGATCATCGGCGGCTGCACAACGAGCTAGAGCAAAAAGAGCAGGATCGTTTGAGGGTGCCCTGCCAGCTTTTGATATCTCAGCAATGGTGTTGACCACAGCCTTCCCCTGGCCCTCCTTCAACATGCGCTCTACTACATCTAAATTCTCTTTAACAAGCTTTCTCTCACCAACATAGTATGTTCCAGATTGTGCGCCTAATGTAACAAATCTATGCAATCGCGTAATATCATCTACTGCGTAGCTGTACCCGCCTGCATTATTTAGAATCTGAGTAGAGCCAGGAATAGGCTCTGTTTGTGGTGTCGACTGCGATCTTTTGCCAAAACCGAGATAATGCATTGTCGTTTCCTTCTAGAAATAGAAGTGTCCTGAGCAATTTTGCGTTTACGGGTATATAAAGCAGATAACCATAAACATCGGCTCAGGACAATAATTCCGTAATCTTGGATAAGCTGGTGTATCGGACTATTGCATTAGGCCACTCTGCCACTGATACAGGTTTCCCCGTACCGGTGGGATTCGAACCCACGAACCATTTTAACGGTGATAGGTAACCGATACTATCGACCCAAGACAAAATGATAAGACCTTTGAGATGGATAAAAGTAGGCATTGGGTTAAGGTGCTCTACCAACTGAGCTACAATGAGTTACCCCATTGACAGGATTTGAACCTGCGACCACCCCGTTACAAGCGGTAACCAATACCAAGCGACCCAACTCACATGTATTATACTAGCGCTGTCAACAGGAGGAAGCAAAAAGAAGTTGTCTGCCCGCGCTTTCGTCCCCCGTAGCTGCTCCTGTACACAGAGCGGCGGGCTGCTGCCACGATGGACTGCTATCATAGCACATTGCTATTTTTCAGGCAACAAAAAGACCAGCCAATGCTCTCTTGGCTGGTCTCTTCGCAAGGCTCCGATGTACTGAAATATTACTACAAGCATTGTACAGCCCATCGCAAAAAATGTCAACAAGAAAGCCCGCCGTTGTGGGATAGCGGGCCTCTTGGGCATGGAGCTGGGGCTGGAAAGGTACTGGCCACATTGTACAGTTTGCCGCTTGCCTTGTCAAGTTGACGGCCTGTCGTACAATGCGAAGAGAGAGCGGGCTCGTACTTTAGTTTTGCAGGCCGTTAAACCCGCTCTCTTCTTCTACTCTACAATCTTCCACTCTTTCGCTACTAACTTCCATCGCTTCCTTGCTCTTGAGCCATCTACCTCTTCGTGGGATGGATATATCGCGTTTCTGTTCAGCTTACGGATTGAACTACAAAGCGGACATTCAACAGGAAGATTGTCGGGATTATCAAGTAAAAACACCTCATGAAAACTATACCGGCACTTGTTCACTGTGCCTCCTCTGGACTATCCAACTCTGGGATAATTTCTTTTCGCACTTTGAGCTTGTAGCTCTGCACTGGCTTGGGATAGATTGAGACAAGCCAACGCCTGTTCAGATCGTCATACTGAGCAATGCGAAGCTTGCACTGCTCGTAGTTACCTTCGTGCGAGTAGGCCGTAGCCACAAGGACGGCTGGCGTCAACTCTTTGGAGCGAGGAAGTTTGACGTAGACTTTCGCGCCTATGTCCGTTTTTGTGGCTCGTGGTTTCTTTGCGAGGTTCTCTGCCGACTTTTGCATGAGATAATCTGTTAATTCGTCCACGGCTCCTCCTCCTGATTTTTTGCGATTATCTCTTTTCTCACTTGTATCATCTTTTTAAGATGCAGTTCATCTCCATCGACAACTTTCATGTTGAGGGCTCTTGCCACCTTTTTTATGTTTTTTATCGAGAGATCGCGATTGCAATTCTCTAACAAACTTATAATTGCTAGAGACTCTCCAAATGTCATTCTACATTTCCTCCTGTGGGATGCCTCTCAACACCCCGTGCTAACTATGCACTTTGCTCGACTTGTGTGCTTGCGATGATCCTCTTGAGATCTTCCTGCTCAAGAGACATCACAGTTACTGCGGTGACCGGAAACCCCAATACCTCGCTAGCATAAGAGAAGAGGTCGGATTTGATCTTCACGAGACCCGCTCCCAGACATCTCTCCCAGACATCCTTGATGGTTAATGGAGCGGGTCTCCCATCAAGCCAGCGCCCCATTACCTCTGCTATCTCACTACCAGCTCGTGGAAACACTTTGTTTTGCAGCTCTGAACATCGTGTTTTAGCAATCGTTAGCACATTGTCTAGGTCAAGTGAACCGACCACATCGAATTCGTAGACCATACCTTTTCTCTGGATAGGCTCAATGCCTACGGAACGAACATCAGGTTTCGTCCTGCCTTCCTTGGTTTCCATAATGTGCTCTTCCTTCGCTCTCATTGTCACAATGAGATGCATATTTACACTGAGCATAGTATCAACAAATGCATTATGCAAAGGAGTGACCTTTGCCCAATTGGTAAAATTGTGCCCAGCCAGCTCAAGAGCCCCGCTTGATCCATCCCACTCTTGAGTTGCAGAATCGATGATGAGTACGTCATGGTCTGGTGAGCCAGCTGCGGCTTTGATGGCTTCCACATAGGAATTGGGATGGAAGTTCTGTAACTCTATTACATCAAAATCAAAGATATCCGCATATTTACTAGCTGAACCTCGCTCTGAGTCAATTAGCAAGATACGCTTCTTTGCCATCTCAGTGGCTATTTTGAGTGCGCTAAACGTTTTGCCACTACCCGATGGTCCATAGAGTGCTAGTCTCATCTTTGCGCCGTATTTCACAGCTTTTTTGATCTGAATTGCCATTTTGTTTCTCACTTTCTGTGGTATACTAATTCAAATTTCACTTGGTTTGCTGAGCTGAGGAGGCCTAAGTCCTTAGCTCAGCTTTTTCAATCTCTCAATGCTCTCTGCTCTGGGAGGCCTGAGATGGCTGTGAATGTGCCTTTCAGCATTCTTCATCCCCTGCCAGTGCTGAGCATCACGCGCGTTGCCGGATTGCTTCGCTTCATTGTGAAGCATCTCGAAGTGCTCAAGACGTTCTTGCGAATTCTGCTGAGTTGGCAGTCTCAGAATATTCCAGCTCATTGCGCACTCCTTTCTGCTATGAGCTGTGCAATAGCCTCACGCCACTCTTGAGTGAGAATGGCATAATCTGACTCGTCATCAGTGATGCTGAGATCAAATCCTAATGGCGTATCTGTGACGAGATCGTTAAAAACATCCCCCAGACATAACTGGCCTAGCACGCAGTGGCATGCGCAGGAAAGATCAAGATCTTCCAGATCGATATCGAAAACCCAGTCAACGCCACATTCGATGTCGAGGAACTCGACCCCCTTGGCTATTTGTGTTTGAAACACTGTTTTGTCCTTTCTACTGATCGTAAACTGATGTATCCACGCCCCAGATGTCTCGTAGAGTGAGACTAGGATTGGTGTCTCTCCAGTACTGACGCGCTGGGACCAACTCGTAGAAGATCTGGCATTGCTCTGTGTATAATTCGTCGTTGTACGGAGCGTCTTCTGGGTCATTAATACTCCGCAGATAGTCGTAACGCTCTTGTTTTAGATTTTTCATCGTATTTCCTTGTGTTTCCTTTCTGATTGCTAGACTATACTAAATGCTTTGTTTTTTGTGAGAGCCGCGCTCATCATCCGCTCTTCTGCTTCTCTCTGAGGCCTGAGCATCTCCGCGTACGCCTCTGGATCAACCGGCTCTCTTGTGTCGAGAAAGATGAGGCAACATCTCATCTTGTCCCAGGCTTGCTTGCGCTCGCAAAGCTGAGCTGGCGTCTCTACGTACGCCTCAATGGCCACTGGAGTAGCAACGACAACCGATTGAGCAGCCATCTCGGCAGCCTTAGCAGCTTTGCGAGCAGCATAGCGAGCGTTTTGTTCTGCTACCATTATATTTATATGATAGCAGCGCTGACCCCACACGGCATTACCTTCACACGTGCAGCTATGCGCTTTGTTGCGTCTCAAAGTCGTAACATACTCAGTACCCTCGTCGTTTCTGATATGCAGAACGACATCTCCTCTGTGCAATCCTTTAGGTGCATAATTCCTCTTCATTGCATAACGTGTGAGCACTAAAATTGTTCGCTCTGGTGCCGCTTTCTTGGTTGCCATTGCTTTGCTCCTCTCGCTTGGTGGTTTTGTGTTTCTCAACTTCTATAGGTAGTATAGCATAGTTATGAAGACATTGCAATGGGTTTGAGTACCAATATTGACGGCTTCGAAAAAATATGTTATTATTCATTCATAACAAAAAGGAGGTGGCACAAATGAAAATACCCCGTAGGCCTAAAGCTGAGAAAGGCAAGTATGAAGGTAAACAGTTCCTAGATTATAAAGAGGCTGGGGACTACCTTGGTATTCGACACACAGCACTTTACCACTACGTTACTGAGATGGAGATAGAGACCCATAAGTTCAAACGGAATCGGAAACGATATCTGGCGTTCACTGATGTGAAGCGAATTGAGCAAGCGATGGAGAGCCCCTGGTTAGCAGGACCAGAAAAAGCAGTTGCATAGCCAGGATTGTCAGTACCTTGCCCTGAGAAGCGATCACTGACAATCCCTAACTACCTAAAAGGATTATACATCATGACCAAAGTTACACAAGAGAAGTTACACTCAGTATATGCACTAGTCGACCCAAGAAAAAGTGAGGTTCGATACATCGGTGCATCCTGCAATATCGATCGCAGATATAGCCAACATATATCTGACCGTGATAAAAGCAATCAAGGAAAGCAGTCTTGGATAGATGAATTAAAAATTCAAGGATTGCGCCCCAAGCTTATTATTCTTGAATCTGGACTTGAAAAAGCACGAAGCCTTATTCGCGAAAGATACTGGATACAAATACATCTTAAGAAGGATGCCATCCTTACAAACATGCGCGATGCTGAATTATTGCCATGGGAATGTCGTCAGGGGGTGAAATAATGAGTGGAACACATGGATTGCTGCAACCGAATCAGCCTGGGTATTTCTATACCACACTTGAGGAGAGTTATGTTACTCTCTTCAAGATCAGTGCTGATAAGTGGTTCGAGCAGCACAAAAGTGAAGCGGATGCTGAGAAAGAGAGAAATGCTAGATCTGCGCATGCGGTAGCCAAAGCCTACATAACCGATGTCTTGGTTCACCTGAGCAATGATCTCTACAAGGCTACCCAGTCAGAAAAGAGCCTCTGGGTATTTCTCTCGTTCCCTCAGCTAGAGAGTCGTCTGCATGGTGGCGTAAAAATGCGCACTCTCAAGGATGCCATGAAAGAGATGATTGACGATGGCTATGTTTTCAAGCGTCCTAATCGAGATCCTCGCTACAAGGCTCTTGAGTATCGGTTAAACCTTCCCAAGTTCAGAAAAGAGCTAGAGGCGCTTCCATCAAAACTTGATAAAGACGAGAGTGCAAATCTGCACGATGGAATTGATGATGCAAAATTGCACGATGACAGTGCAAAATTGCACGATGACAGTGCAAATCTGCATCCAAGACGTAACATAGACTTAACAAAGAAGAAACAAATACAGAAAGAAAGAGAGAAAGAGCCGACTCAGCAAAAAGCAACCGTCTCTACTCAGGACGATTCTCATTCATTCGCTCCTTCTTCTTTTTTATCTTCTTCTTCAGAAACGAAAGCGGAGGTAGTCTTTTCTCAAGAGGAGGAAGCAGTATACACTCTAGCGGAGAGACTCGACCTGGTGTATCTCAAACGCGATGAGAAGCACAAAGAGAGCTGCGCCAAGCTCGTAGCAAAAGGTGTTGTCACTCTGGAGAAGATGGAGAGTCTCATTGCGCACTGCAAACAAGTCCCGTTCTTGCAGGGAAAGACTCTCAACTTGAAGAACCTGGTAAACGAGCTGTCTGGGTGGTCACAATTGCACCGACCTGAACCGAAGAAGGTCTACACCGTTGGTGAGATGCATCTGAGACCGTTTAGAGACCAAGCAGCGGAGTCTTTGGCTAAGCAGGAAGAGGTCAAGGCTAGGATACAGAAGCAAGAAGCTGAACAAGGCCGTCCCCAAATGACTCTCAAAGAACGCGTGGCCGCTCAGAAGCAAAGAGAGAAGTTTCTCAAAGGCAAAGCAGAGTACGAAGCGGCCCTTGCTCGTGGTGAGAACCCGTACTAACAGAGGCCCTAAATCGCCATTGCACTGAGCATGTAGAATAGACAGCTGAGGATTGCGCTTTGCAGTCCTCTCGCTAGCAAAGAAAGGACAACACAATGGCAGAACTATCACCACTCGAAACGATCTTCAACAAACGTTTAGAGAGAATAGGTGCTTCCTTGCGAAAAGAGCACAGTACGGGCGACAACTCGTACTCAACTGAATACATTATTCAATACGGTGAGATAACCGTAATAGAGCCAACGCTTGAATTTGCTTTAATTACCCTAATTGAGAAAATGGCAAAAAAAGAAAGGACAACACCATGAGGCCAAGTGACGACTCTCAATCCCCTAGAAGGGGATGAGCTTCTGAGTCACTTCAACGGGGTGGCCTGCTCCCGAGGGAACCTGCTCCAAGAGCAGTGGTTGATCCGGTGACTGGCTCAGACAACAAGCACCCGAAGATGCCAGGGGCGTGTCTGCCCTACTACTACGCCGGGACAAGCCAGGACGTAGATACGTGACGGAACGAGGAAACGACACATGCTCATCAAAAGCGAGCTGATGCATATTGACACTGCCAACAATATCGCGGTGTCCTGTGAAGCCACAAGCCTTACATGCCCAATTTCTTCCCTTGGGTTTGTGTTTGTGCCCACAGACCGGACACTGGCTGCTTGTTCCTCGTTCGGAGCCAGTGAAGCTCTTGATGTGGGCCTGTTTGGATTTGTGAGTCAGGTAGTCGATATCCTTACCGTATTCCCACAAGGCCATGCGCTGATTATGGTGCCTCCCACAATTGCGGTTGCGGACACCATGGGGATTGCCGATGAAGAGACTGCCAACTTTCTGTTCTTGGCAGAAGGTGATGACGGATCTGGTGGCTTTGTGTCGCAGATCACGAATGCGTCGCTCTGCTCTTGCCTTGATCTTGTTCTTGGCTCTTTGGATTTTCTTCCACCGTCTGGAGTACTTCGTGCATCTGGATTGCTTCTTCGCAATTTTGCCCAGTTGCTTGGTTCTCTGCCTTTTGAGAGATCGAATGCCACGACCTGTCACGATCATGGCTTGTCCTGTGTTTGTCGAGACGGCGGCAAGATGGATCTCTCCAAGGTCTACGGTTGCCTGAACCGTTCCTGGTGCTTCCTTCTCTTGAGGTGTTTCAACACAGACATGCAGCTCAAATCCAGTGTTCCAGACAAGGCTACAAGCACCACTGTTCTCAGGGAGTTCGAGAGGCAGAACAATGGATTTGTTTCCTCTCCCCATTGGCAGAACAATCTTGTTGCCCTTTTTGCAGATAGCTTGTGCAGGCCAATGCACAGGATAGAAGCGCTTTTCCCTCCAAGGATACTTCATCTGCATTTGAGGATGGGTTTGACGAAGTTGACGTGTGGTATCGATATTCGCAAGAAAAGCATGCACCACCATCTGCACAGACTGACTATGCAGTGCAAATTGTCCTTTGGTGGCTTTTTGCAAATCGCTTCGCCCAGGCCATGTGGCGTGTTCCATTCTGGCTTGCTTATGTGCCTCACAACACAGGTTCCACACTTTTGCGGATTCCATCTGAGCGGCTTTCAGACAAGCAAACAATTTTGGGGTGGGTTGCAATCGATACACACGGACTGTATTCATGGTAGTATTCTCGCATGAATACAGATAGATTACAAGTGGGTAAAACCAGATGGTGCCATTACATGATCGGGTACCACTTGGTTTGGATACCCAAGTACAGGAGAAAAATCTTTGTGGGAGGAGTTGAAGCGGAAACAAAAAAGCTGATTGCAGCATGTTGTGAACAGCATGATGTGACACTTCTTGCGCTCGAAACGGATGTGGATCATGTCCATGTGTTTGTGAGTGCTCCTCCTCGCTTGAGCCCTTCAACGATTGCGGGACTGCTCAAAGGGTACACATCACGGTATCTGCGAGAGAAGTTCCCACATCTCAAGAAATTGTGTGGGAAAGAGCATTTGTGGTCAAGCAGCTATTATGTTGGCACGGCTGGGAGCGTTTCGGCGGAGGTCATTCGCCGCTACATTTCTGAGTGCCAGGGAAAGTAGCAGAAAGGGAACAGGGCACGCTTTCATCCCAAATCCCCTAGAAGGGGATGGGACTTCCCGCGTGCCTTTCGTTAATTTCAGAGCGTGGTATAAATACGGCGAAAAGATGCTTGAAGTGGTAAGTATCCATTTTGGCAGAGAGCAAGTGTACGTGCGCATTTTAAAGCCTATCAATGACATCTACGATGGTGAACTGTATTGTATCTCTTCTGTTGAGTTGAGAGACAACAAGATAGTTGCCATGTATTATAAAGCACGCCGTTAGCAGAAATGGACGATGATGGAACTCCAAGACATACAGCAAGAGATGCAAAAGTGCAAAAAGTATGATCCAGCAAAAGCACACGTAAAAGCTGACGCGCTTCTGAGCGAACTGGCAACGCTACTAGCATCTCGTATCGATGTTGAAACGCAGCAAAAGACGCAACAGATTATACAGACTTACGATAAAATCAAGAAGTGGTATGCTTAGCTGAAAGGATACACAGCCATGCACAGTTATGGAGGTCATCGGCAACATCTGGGAGCACCAAACCCTCCTAGACAGCACTGAGCAGCCCGACAATACCCAGTAGTCAATGTTTGCACCTAGTTTTGTATTGCTCAGCAAAGAGGCTTTAGATTGCCGCTAGGTGCCAAAATCTCGGCAAAGTGCTCAGAAAATGCGAGAAAACACGGCAAAACATTTCAGTTTTTGCCGACAAGCCAGAAATCTGCGCAGTACTGCGCAAAATGTCACCAAAAGTACTATAATGCAGGCATGATTTGGCAAAAGGCACACAGAATCGCGGGAAAACAGAATCGATTGCCGCCTAAAGCCAAGAAAAGAAAGGACACAACATGCAAAGCAAAACAGTAATGACATTACAGTGCGCATTAACATTTCATCCACGAGTGATGTCATATGATGCAAATCATGAGACGCCTGCTTATGTTGTAATTGAGAGGTTTTACAGGCACTTTGGTGCTGATGTGCTGGACTCGTGCGTTTTTAGCCTGGCCGTCATTAGAGAAGGAAAACTAGAAGAGAGTATGATGTTCTTCAATTACGAAGAATTAGAGCAGGGATTGATAAAAAACGTGCACGGCGGGCGTGAGATCTCTCTCGGAGAGCATTGGACAGCAACTCAGTGAGAAAGGACATTGTGACAGAGAAGCAACGAATAGCAGCAATTGACGCGCTTGCAGAAGAGTTGCTATTCCGATGGAAGAGAAGCACATTTTGTGGATATAGCACTGAGGCGAAAGAATGCCTCAGAACTCGTACAATTAAACAGTTGCGTACACTACATGAGGATGGCAATCTCAATGCAAAAGATGTGTATGAGTTCTTGATTACAGGATATTGGCATAATGCCACAGAAGAACAGAAGTTGAAGTGTGAGAATGCAGTACAAGCGATGAAAGAAATTCTAAAAGAGGAGACAAATTAGCACAAAAGAGAGACTGCACCTCAACTACGAGAATGCAGTCTCTTTAGCTAAATGCGGCTATCTAGGAACTCTTCAAGCTCTTTAAGAGAGCGAAAACCTTGTGACCTGCTCTCCAACACAGCATTATCGTCTGGAGAGACGAATGGCGCTATCCAGTATCGTGCTTCTTGCGGGTACTGGTGCCCAACATGGATATACTTCTGGGAACTATTTAGCCAGTTCCAGCCTGCATTCTTCAATTTCGCGTTAATTTTGTCCTTCACTATGCCTTTTCTCCTCTATAGAGCACCAGATAAGCAGCTCTTAGCTTTTGCTGCATGCCAAGTATTTTTGTCACTGCATGGTCATCGGCCTGGGAGCCTCCGATTTGCTGATAGAAGAGACTTACATACTCCTGAGCTATCCCTATCCTACATCCGGTCATTTCGCTCATCTCGCCAGCACTAGATGCTTGAGCAAAATCTAGATCATTGCTAGATGCTTCTAGAATACTAAAAAGAAGATTAAATGGCTCTTTAATGGCATAATCGCTAGGGACATCTCTACGATGAATACTAATGCGATGCTTAGCAGCAAATTGAGCCATCTCTTTGATCATGCCAATGTTGCCTTTGACACGAGATTGCCCAAGATGTGCAGCATACCACGATTTGAATTGCTCAGATTGATCATCGAGCATTCCCGCTTCAGCAGAGAGTAAGCCAGCATTAATTGCTGAATAAATCGTTGAGGAGGTAATACCGTACTTACGGCTTACCTCATGCACTGAACGCATTGCCTACCTCACTACCAATTCAAATGCAGACGCGCCTAAAATGCTAAAATTCATGATGATGACTTCATCCATCCCAACGAAATAACCATCATATCCTTGAGATTGAAGATAAAGGCCGATGATAGCCCATCCCCAATCTGCAAGAAGATCGTCTTGATTGCAGGTTTTCTGAAGCTTCTCAGAAGGCGCAAGACCTTCATCCGATAGCAACAGATATCCCTGTTCTAATCCCCATTGCCGAGCTGCTTGACTAGCTTCATCGGCCTGTTGATGCGTTGCCAGTTTTACCCCTGGCAACGATACTTTGACGACTGCAAGATGAAGCTCACTACCCCATCCATAAATTTTTTGCCCCCAATCACGTGCATCCCTTTCGCTCCACGTGCAGCTAAAGCCTGAACCACCTTGACACCCGCCTTGGGTTCCAATCTGGTTTTGATCAAAACCAGATTGAAGGAGAGACTGAATATTCTCTTTGAGAGAGACATGATAGAATATATCTCCATCACGATACTCATTGATGTATTCCATATATTCTGCATATGGTACTCTTCGCATAGCGCTGACTCCTCTTCGTTTAAATCGTGTACGATTACTATGATAGTAGTATAAATCAATCGTATACGATTTGTCAATACCTTTTCAAGCCTCTTTTCAGCATTCTCGTGTACTCGCTATTGCCTGTATTGCAGCATAGCAAAAGGCAAAAAGAAAGCCCGACTCTCGATTAAGAGACATCGGGCAATTGCTACTTTGGTGGCTCCCAATGACGCGGAAAACTCAAATGCACGGTCATCCTTGGGCCAGAGCCAGGCATGATGAGCTTGACGACCATTCTACCGCTTTCATCGCCACTATCTTCTGGCTCTTGTTCAAACTCTAATTTGCGTGTGATGCCATCCACCATAACACCACTAAAGAACGATTCAATGTACTCTTGTGTTTTTTCGTCCACAACGTTTTTTCTTATGCTAGTGAGCTTCTAACCACACAACAACATTATCAAACTCCTCAATTAGTCTTGCAACATTATACATGAAGTCGCTTCCTTGCGTATTTGCATCCATAATATCGCTTATTCTACTTCTGAATGCATTTACTAACTCCCGATGAAACCACAGTGTGTTGGTTTTTTGCTCACTGACATCCCTGCCAGCCTTCTTGAAGATATTGTAGGCCTCATCGCCTTGCTCCTCTACAGAAGGCACAAGGTCATCCCGTGCACTTTGCAGCTTGTCGGCCACGGAGATCAGCAGAGCGCCGACAGAGACCTCACTGAGATGATTGAGATAGGCACGCTTCCGATCGAGCCAAGGTGCCTTCTCTTCGCCCCCTGGGCCTATCTCAGTGCATTCCTTCACGAGATCGAGGACTTCCTGGCCATAATCTCCGCATCCTTCTAAGATACGCCTCTCAGGGTCTCTTTGCGGCTGGTCCTCAAGAGCATCATGCAGCGCGGATGCTGTAATCATCGCCACAGATCCTCTTGCCATCTGGACCATGAGAGCAACCTTAGAGAGATGCTCTTCGAAGTAGGACTTCCCTGTCCTCTTGCGTATCTGTCCCCTGTGCAGTTCTTCTGCAAGATCCATACCCATACTGGGAGGAAGATCCTTCCCAATCACCCAAATTCCTTTTTTATGATCAAAATCTATACCCTTATCTACATGCCTATCTGCCCACTTCCTTGCAATATCTTCTCGTATTCTTTCATCATCGGAAGAAATTCTAGAAGACCAATTCTTATTCATATAAACGAGCACATCTTGCTCGTTTAGCACTTGAGGAAAGGCCGCATTCATTTCCCGACTTATCGCTTGATACCTAGCTTCAAATTCTTTGCGTCCCATCATCAAAAATCCTTTCTGAGTACCATTCTGGGTGGTAATACTTGCCGTCCATTTCACGTGTATAAGGCCACACGTGGACCTCTCCACAGGGGGATACTTCTACATGTACATTGTCCAGCTCGCAAACGCAATCCTCGCCAATGGATGGACTGCATTTGCAATCTGATATTATAACTCCGTCATGCAAAACTTCTTTCAAAACTTCTTTAGTATGGTTGTTCATGTTTTCCTCGTTGGTGATGTTCCATTTTTCCGATGGAACATCACCAAACGTCCTTTCTGGATACCCCTGCCCTTTAGGCATGGGGAGGAATGAAAGCATCCCACAGGCTGGAAAATCGGTTGTATATCCTACGAGTTGTAGGAAGTGGTGGCTGACATTGTGAGTGCCACAACGGGCGTTACCCGTGCCACCATCAGCCAGTTACGGCGCACTGCTTGCGCAGGTAATGGTTGCCTCGACAAGGTTCAAAGCGGTTTAACGCTGCAAGCACTGGCACTAACCCTCGTCAGCCTGTTTAACCTGCAGCCGTAGAGCATCGGGCTGGCACGCACCCTATGGTACCTATTTCGCCATGAACGTAGTTTCTGTTTCAAAACTGAGTCTGGTCAGGTGAAACCGTTAGCAACCCGCGAGCGGATTACTGCAAGCCCCTGCCCTTTAGGCATGGGGTCCCTGACATTCTATTCGATTGCCTAGCACGCCATGGGCTAATTTCATGGCCTTGTTGAGGCCTCTCAGCCAATCAGATCTTAGCTTGTCTGAATTTCTTGGACCATCTCCTGTCCAATTTTTGTTCATAAAATCGAGTATCTCTTGCTCGAATTCATGAACTTCCTGAAATGCTTTCATTTTTGGGAAATTATTCATCAAACGTCCTTTCTTCTATCAAGCCTACAATTGGCTTGCGCCTGCCGATTACAGAGCAACCGGCAGAAACTAACCAATCTACTGCACTCTCCACAGGCTAAACTTAATTGCTGCATTCTCTACCGTCTCGGCGCTGTGGACCTCACCCTCTGCAAGGCGAGGTAATTGCGCCTGAATGACAATCAGTTGATCACCGCTTTGGAGAGACACTTTCGGTGCTCTCTCTGGAATTGGAAGATCGATCCAGAATTTACGCTTGATGGCATCAATTGTTGATGCGTGTGATGGATTAAGAGCAGAAACTACATTAGACCCTTGCAGGGTTGTTCTTACTCTATCATGATTGATAGAGGTTTTTACCATCGACGCCTCATCGGGAAACATTGTGTCTGATATTGCTAATGAAATGAATGTTGTCATTGGATTGACCTTTCTCTTTTGTCTATTTTGCTGGTACCGTGCGTACCAAGCAATGAAATCTGATTGATCAACTGCGTACATTCTGCCCCATGGGGACTTGTGAGCTTTCAGCCCCCATGGCTTGCCTCTAAAGCCATCGCGTATCGCGTTATTGAGTACGTTGTGTGATATACCGTACTCAATAACATAAGCGGCTACAGGCCGCTCCATTAAAATCCCTCTGTTCTGGCCTTCTCAGAGGCCCTTTCTTTTGCTTTTAGGACGTTGCTCACAAGGCGCACACGACCTTTAAGGTCTGTTTGCCTGAGACCCACATCAACGGTAGTCTCAAGGACCTCCTGGATGCTATCGACCTCGTAGACTTTGTGGAATTCAGATTTATCAGCTCCTCTAGGGCCTGTACGGCCCTTGCCGATAATCTCAAAGCGCGTACCATCAGGAAGCTCGAAGATGGTTTCGACCCATGTCTTACTTTTGTCGTTGCTATCATACCATCGGGTATTCACGACGTTTTTCTTTACTTCGAACATCCTCTTCCCGTCATGTTCACCCCCAACAAATTTGGATACGACACTGGCAGAGCTGGTTGTGTGGCTCTCTGAGCCGGTTTCAATTAAAATTTTTGTCATCAAACGTCCTTTCTGTGTTTGTAAGTCACTCAATCAACTTACAAACGAAGTATAGCTCCATTTGAGTGGAGTTGTCAATGATAAAACGTGTATTTCATGCAACTTTTCGGAGCCTGTCAGACCCGTTATACACGTACGTTGCGGACAAAAAAAAAAAAGAGAGGTAGCCATCAACTACCTCTCTTTTACTTCAAATGTTATTTGAAGTACTCATCTGCATGAATAAAATCAACACCAGCCGCCTTTGCAGCTTGCTCATCCTCATCACGGTCACCAACCATCAGCGTGTCCTCTGGGAGGATATCCGCGTCATTCATAGCCTCCCACAGCATCCCAGGACCTGGTTTACGCCTGTCGCTGTCTTCTCTGTATTGATCAAGAGAGGCTTTGGGATGGCTATAGCAGACATAGAGCCTGTCAGGATAGACACGAGCCTCTATGCACATCCTGGTCAGCTCATCCTGGATATCCTGAGATTTCATATATCCGAAAGCAACCCCACCTTGATTGGTGGCTATGGCGACGATTATTCCGCTATCGATCAAGGAATGGATCCTCTGAAGACGGCGTGGGAGCCACTTCCAGTCATTGGCAGATTTACGGAATGTTTCACCGCTTTTGGTTCTAACTAAAGTACCATCTGCCTCAGATATGACCAGTTTGTACGTCTTCAAGCGTGTTGTTAATCCCGTCGTTTCTGGAACTTTATACACATATTCACTCGGAGCCACGTACTTTGACCAGTTACTTTCCTGAAATTTTTGCATTCTCTGTTCCTTCGTTTTGTCTTGTTCTGCTCTTTTGGCAAATTCGATCAATTCTTTCGAGAAATTTGCCAAAAACCCCATTTGCTCTTGAGAAGACAATAATCTTAAATGCCCTGCCATGACTTGAAGTATAGCATTAAGCTCCAAATCATCTGGGATGTCTTGTTGCATTGTGTTATCCTTTCTAATGATGCTCATCATGGATACATTCACCGTCCTTGAAAACACGATAGCTTCCTACACGCTCATCCACCGGAATACGTTCCAATTTATTTATGAACTGAAAACGAGACATGGTATTTGCTTTTGCTTCGTGATCAGGTTTAAACCCTTTTGCAGCTAAATCACTCAAAACGGATGAAACGTTCTTCTTATCGACAATGATTGAATGCTTGTACACTGTGTTGTCCTTTCTTTCCTCCTTGCAAGGGGTGCTATACAGGGAAGAAATCGTCGGGCGCTTCTTGCTCAGGAGTCAATTCTAAGTCATCAAACGTCCTTTCTGGATACCCCTGCCCTTTAGGCATGGGGTCCCTGACGGTGTCTACCTTTCCTGGTCATCTAGATCAAGAGCGTCAATTGCCGCATCAACTCTTCTGACTTTGAGTGGGGCCTTTGATGGCTCTTTCTCAATCTTCTTTATTGACTGTGGCTCATAATGGTGGACAGGAAGCGCTTGGCTAGAGGACTCTAGCCAAGCGATCACGATGTAACGGATAACTTCTCCCCGTGTCGTTCCCATCTTAGAGCAGATGGCATCCAGTTTGATGAGGGCGTCTGAACCCTCATCAAACCAAGTGCTTACTCGTACTCTCCCTCGTTTAAGCGGCATAAGTCACCTCCCATATAGTAGCCTTTCTACGTTGGAGAGAGGCGGCTATATCCGCATATCCAAGGGCATTAGCAATCTCTGGTCTGCTTACAACCTCCACTTTGTTGGTGTCAATGATCTTTCGAACAATCTCCTCAAAGTAGTAAGCACCACCCCCTGCAAGGAAAACACGGTCATACTGGGCGGCTACTACTTCCCCGTCACTCGCAAGGTTCTGGCTAATAAAATTCCGAAGCGATCTGCCAGCTCTACGGATAGAGTCGGCTATAGTGCTTTCAATCTCACTCCCGTCTATACCGTAGGTGGTCGGACACGTGCGACTTTTAACATAAGATCTAAGCAAGCTATGAGATTTACGCTCAAGCCCAACCTTTCTCTTGACTCCAAATGCTACCAAGTCATCAACAATCTGCCCGACTCCTAACTCAATCCCTACGCATTTATTGATCAATATTTTTTGTCCGTCTGCAACAATAAGATCAATAGTGCGCTCCCCGATATCAATAACAACCTGTTCATCATTGCTGTCACCACAGTGGATGAGTATTCCTTGTCCCTCAGTGGCCACATGCCCAACCTTTATAACAGCCTCTCGTGGCATGCCATTAAAAGTGAACTGATAGCGGTTCTCTAGAGAAGACTTAACTCTTTTTCTGTTCTCATTTGAATAAAGAGTAACAGGAAGAGCCGTTACGAGCCTTAACTCGAAAGACTGGTCAGGGATTAGAGTTGCTGCAAGCGTCAGTAAAAGGACTACAGAGTGCTCAGACCAATAACGATTTTGATCCCCTAAAGCAGCAGTTGCCCGACCTTTGATCCCCTCCCTCACAAGTTTACCTAAGTAGTAGTTTGTATCATTAAAGTTGAGAACATATTCATCGTCTTCAATTACCTGTGAAAGATGAGGATCGTCCTCTTTACCGCGAGTAAGGAGCTTAACGATATCTCCTTCTGAAATGACAGAAGGGATTGTTTTGATATCCACGTCACCATAAGATGTGGCAACTGCAAGCGTTGCATCTCCGCTTCCTGGGTCAAAACCTGCATAATAGACAGGTTTACGAGGACTGTACATGTATTTTTCTCCTTTGTTTTTAAGTACGCTCTCTGGCGTACTTAGTTTACACTTTTCTTGATTTCTATGATCCAGTGAGTAGTTTCTACTCACTTTGTGCGCTCTATAGCGTACTTAGACTATACACTACAGGATTAGTGTTGTCAATAGCGCACTTTCTACCTACTTTCTACTCACCCTCTTCCTGGCAGCTTTCTTGCGTTTCAAGCCAGCGGCTCTCTCTCGCTTGTGGAGGTCAAGCTTGCGCTCCCTATGCTCAAGAGCTGCTCGCTTGCGGTATCCGGCCTGTACCCGCTTAACCGTCTTGTGAGCGCTCTTGACAGCCTTGACGGTGCCTTTTGCTGTACGGGCAATAGCTTTACTGGTGGACTTAAGAGCCTTAACGGCAAAGCGTCCAAAACGGTCCCTGGGGTGCTGACTTTCCTTGTAGGCACCACCTTGCAAGGGGGATGCTGCTTTCTTGGCAGTTGAGGGATGGGCTTGCTTTGCCCTTGGAACTGTCCGATTTTTGCGGACAGTTCGATTTGCCACCCACTCATCACGTGCAATCTCCGATGGACTCCGATGATCAGGAAGCTTGCGGCCTGGCTTCATGGGCAAATCGGACATGCGTCCCATGAAGCGTATACCTTCTTGCCTTTCATGCTCTTCTACGCGCATTCGACGATATTTTGCATCGATGCGTTCCTGTTCCTCTTCACGAGCAATTTCACGGAGAGTTTCCCTGGTTCGAAGGGAATCCCTTCTGATTTCTTCATGGGATCGTGGATCGTAGTATGCCATTATTTAAAATCCTTCCCTGTCACAAATGTGTTTTACGACTGGGTAAAACTTGTTATTGCGGGGTGGCTTCATTGCCATTGGGATCTTTGCGCGAGTTACTTTGCCGTCAAGGATAAACTGAACCCGCGCAATCTCGATAATTTGCATTTCATCGTCTAGTGAAAACTGGGGAATGCTTTCACTGCTCTTCACAGCTTCATTCACCGTGCTTTCTGGCATTCTCAGAAAATCTTCATCGACCGCCGTATCTGCGGTGTCTGGTGAAAGCGGTGAATGCTCGTGAATGCCGCTGTAAGGCTCAGTGAAAGACTCTCTCATCATCCCCAATCTCGCCACTTCTTCGAGCGCCTTCTCGTCGGGATATGGCAGCTGCATGCGGTAGGTAGTAGCATTTGGCATGAGGATAATTTCCCCCCTTTGCAAGCTTGGGGCCTGTTTTGCGTCCTCAAGTTCCAGAATATTCTGTGCTCGCTCTTTTCTCAGATTGAAAGAAACAATAGCCATAGAGTCGCGCACTTCTGTATTTCCTGATCGTGTAGCTTTCGGTATCTGTCCAAAACAGATAACTCTACACCCCTTCTTACGGCCTCGTGTTGCGTACTCTTCTGACATATCCAATATCTCTTTGCCAACGTCAGCCCACATCTTGCCCTCTTTGCCAGCATGACGCGCAATCAAGGTGAATTCGTCAATAAGAACAAGCAGCTTGTTATTACCGTATTGCTCTATAATTTGCCTCGCAATGGATACTGCCGTTTTTGCTTTGTCTGGCGTATCTGCAATCGGGCAAAGCATGAAAGCCTCTTGAGCCAGGGGACCTAATCGAGTCGTGAGGGACTGATCAGCTTCAGACTCTGGGTCAATCACAATGATCTTTCCGCCTTGCAAGATGGTTAAGGCTGCTAAGTAGGTGCCAAAGGTACTTTTGCCATATCCTTGATCCCCAAACACAAAGACCGAATTGAAGAGGTTCCCTTGCACATCAAAAATCTTTGCACGGAACGGCTCTCCATCCATGTATCCAATGATGCTCGTATCTTCATTGGGGCTTGTTGAGCCAAAATTCAGCTGCTCTGAAAGAGTAAAAGCCTTTGGGGCTTCCAGAAGCCGAACATCATCTTTCTCCTCCTCCTGATTAATGTTGTACTCATTGTTGTTAGTTGATCCTGTCTTAGGATCTGTTGAGCGCTGCACAAAGTCGCCATCAACATACTCCGCATTAAATCCATATAATTCTGAGTTGCGCACTGCAATGCTAGTATGCTTGTTTAATGCCCCTATCTTGGCTAGCCTTTCAAGCTTCCAGATCTTATGCTTGTCTTGCTTTACATGCCAATGCCATCCAAGGCAGCACAGGCCATAGATAGCAAGAGCACTGCATACAAAAATGACGGCGCCTCCGTGCTCTTTCCACGCCCACTGCACAAATAGATATGCGAGAAAAAGCAAGATTGTGAGCAAGATACCAATGAGCAGCACAATCTGCTGTACAGCACTGGCAAAACCATGGTGAAAACCGCTTGACGGCCCGCTCTCTCGATATTCATCGCGGTGCCTATATTCGCTAGTCATATCCGATGTTCCTCCTCTCTTTTTTTTTGATATTGCACCAATAAGAACTTAATCATCAATAAAAAACATTTTACAACCGTTGCTGCTCCTATTAACCAATTAATGATCTCTACTATAATGCCAAATATTGCAATAATAATGCTTATAATAGCTTGAAATATCTGAAATATAGCGTTACTACATATAAATCCACCTGAAAATAATTCTGATATAATCGCTTCTTGCTCTTTATGAGCAGATAAATGATTAATCATGATTTTTGTCCTCCTGAGATATGGAATGGGCGGGATAAGCTTATCCCGCCCATGAACTTCCTGCTATACGCATATTCTTATGCTTGACATATCAAATTTATCACCTGGAACAAGATGTCGCGCACTCCGCTGTAGTAGAGTGCGTGCGTCTTCGGTTGTCGCGCACTCTACTACAGCATCTCCCACCACCTCACCTTTCTCATTCACGATCAGAACTTTGAATTTCTTGTTGACTGTGCTCATTCTTATGCTCCTAACGCTGAATAAGATCAAGAGAAGCTTGCAGTAGAGCAAGAATTGGATGATGCTCATCTTCATTGCTTTCGGTCGACGATTTCAACAAAACGCTCTCTATATCTCTCTCTCGGAGATGCTTTGTTACACAAAAAGTATTTACTGCCGTTTCCTGGTCATCGGCAAGCCACTCGTACCGCTTTCCTTTGACTGTGAAGATAAATCTTTGCGAATATGACCCCCTCTGGGGTGAAGGAATGTATTTTGCCATCTTGATGTCCTTTCGTGCTAAAATGCACAGTAGCTAGCCGCCAATGAGCGAGCGAGCATGCGGTGATGAGAGGCGCTTTTCTAGGGCATTCCCTCTCATCACTTCTTCTTCCAAGTTCTTTTACGCGTTAAATACCACATTACGGGAACGAACATAATAAGCGCGTACCACGCTAAACCGCTCATGCACTCTTCCCCTTGCAAGGGGTGAGGAAGTGCGACGCGGGCACTAATTGCTTGCAATCGGGGCACCGAACTGTGATAATCTTGCGCCCGATTGCAATGATACGCTTACTGTCTTTCTTTTGCATATTTACCTTTATACCTCTTTTCGTCCCTAAAGCGTTCGACATACGATGGTACGCGGTCAAACTGGCGTTGAGAAGACTGGATAAGCAGCTCTTCAGCGTGCTCATCGCAGATCCCGTGTGAATTATCCTCGTCAGAGCACCATGCACACGGCTCTTGTTTCGTCTTGATCATCAAGCGTCCTTTCTAATGCGGGAAATGAGAAATTGACATAAAACACCTGCATAAACCGCAATAATAACCAGAAGTCTCATCATGGTCATTAAACGATTTGATATGCTCTCTCGACTTAAACGAGAAAGCCTTATTGTTTAAGTCTTTATTCCACTCCTCAGTTGATATAGAGTCGTCTGAATCATATGGTGCTGGTCTTCGTCCTAGCATGTTTTACCTCTTTCTGTGGTGTGATGAAATGTAGCCGTAAAGGGACGGCCCGCCCACTAAAATTTTATCTACGGGATTTCAAATGATCTCTCATCTTCGCGATACGCTCTTGATGCATCTGTACTCCGATAGCATCGCTGTGATGCTCTGCTTCCTTCTTGAAGAACTCTTGCTCTTTTACGCGTTTTGCAAGAGTTTCGTCTGTTAGGAGGTGATCCTTGACGGTTGGGTATTTTTTCATTTGGGTTTCCTTACTGTATCAAGAGCCGCGCTTAATCCTTCGTGTACCTCTCGTGACTCTAGTGAGCCCGTTTCTGACAAAGTCCTGTTCGCCCTTCGCTCCATACGATTGAGTGTGCTCTCACTGAGAGTACCATTCTGTACTTTCTCTACGGCAGTATCATGGATGTGGTCTTGTAAGTTTTTTGTCATGTTAACCTCTTTCTGCTCATTGAGCACTATTCGGGCATTTTTACCCGTTCCAGGTCGCTGCGATTGTAACGACCTGAGTCGATAAAAACACGCTACTTGCCGCACTTCATATGCTGCATTTGCAGGAATGCAAACTTGCTATTCTCTACGGAATAGAGATTAATCAAATCTACAATAACACTTTTTAATTCGGCAATATGGGCCATGGCCTCTGGGTTGGTCGAAGTCTCATTAAGACCTCTTTTTGTGAACTTCTCTGAAGATACATTATACATTGTATGTATCTCATCTAGCGTCTTACTCATGCAGCTTACTTATCCTAAAGTGCTGCGATACCTGCCTTCAGCTTGGCTATTTCTTTAGATATCTTTTCTCTGTCTTTTAGCCACGACTGCCTCTCATTAGGCCCCACGGAACTCTGCGCAAATCTGAATGTATCCGCGTGTTTTTGTTCCAATATGAGGATCTGTTTCGTTAATTCTTTTTGTGTTGGTAACATGGTTTCTCCTTTTGTGCTGTTTATCAACATTGTGTCGATAATTGGTGGCTGTAGCATGAACTACGCGCTGTCTTTAGCAGTGCCACCTTTACAAGCCGCACGACTTCAAGTCTGCTATACTTGTTGCGAGAGCTTCAATTCCAGAAAAATAGGGAGTTGAACATTGTAGCGTGGCAGTGCGTTAGCTGCTTCTTATCTCCGCTTCTCACCTGGAATATCTTATATTGTTTATGATCATTACTCAGCAAAACGATGCTTGCTGGCTATTTAACGCACTACGAGAACTTTCCCATAATGAGCGACGAACATCTTGAGTGCTCCGAACGGCGGTCCGTTGTCGCTCTATGGACTATGCTGTTGCCCAACCTCGTGGTGAGATGTGGATATCAGCCTCCGCTCTCAAGCTAGAAAGAGCGGCAAGGATCTCGTCCTCAGTGAGAATACAATTCTTCCTGATGTCCTCCGAAAACGCTTCGTTGCCTTTGTCCTGGAGATATATAATGACCTCCAGTACTGTCACCTCATCGTCTGTCATCTGTCTTGTCATGTCTTTTTGCCTCTTCTTTACTTTACTTGTGGTAGTCACCGGTGTCGCCATCGTCCTCGTCCTCCATGATGCACTGAGGACACATTGCGCCTCCGGCCCTTAACTGCCATCCTTGTGTCTTAAAGATTGCCGTCGCTTTTTGAGGAGCAGCCTCCTGAGTAACCACTCTCCTTCCGCAACTTCTGCACTCTACTTGAGATGCTTGCACTGTCGATAATCGCCATTTATCCATTATCTTTCCTCCCTTTGTAACCAACAAAAGAGCCAGAAACCGTTTTACTGGCTCTGGCTCTTGGCTCTGGCTCTATTAACTATTTTGTCGTCCTATGCGCTTTTTGGACACTTTGCTATTTGTTGCCGTGGTGCTGTGTCGTCCATCATGCGCAATATTTGCTCTCGTGTGAACTGATGAGAGATGCAGCATCTTTTGCACCACAAGAACAATTTGCCGTTCTCGACATATGCAAGGTCCTTTTGCGAGCTTGCACATCTTATCGCTTCTTTCATCGCTATGCCACCTGGCCTACGATGTATCGTGAAACATCCTCGTCTTGCAGCACGGTCACAGCGCTTGCCTCGACCCACTGTCCGTTACGAAGCTCGTACCAATCGTAGTGCACATTGGCACAATCAAGACGATTGATAAGCGGCCATGCGGCCTCGAAGCTCTCAAACACCTTGTTGACCAGTGTACCTTCAGCGTTGCGGTACACGATCTCAGTTCTTACCATTGCTTTATATCTCCTTGCATGCATGCTGCCTAAATCCGTAGGCGCTAACCAACTTTTCGCACTTCGTACACTTGACTGCTACAATAACATTCTGCTCTTCAAACTCAATGGCCTGTGCTAACACTTCGTACAAGCGCCTTGCTCGTGGCTTTACGTCAGACCATTGGATTGCATTTTTGTTTCCAACACGGTAGCTTTCATGCAAGTCCTGTGCAGTGATCATCGAAAAATTCCTTCCTACGCCAATCCACATGGATTGAACATTGCTACATAGGCAGCTCTGCGCTCTGCATCAGTCAACTCTGCTTCGCTTTGCAGAATGACAAACTCGTAACGCCCGTTAACGCGCCGGATGATGCGGATTGGCATTGGTCGCTCTGTGGTGTCGATGGTTGCTGTCTGTGTTATCATGGTTTCTATGGACCTTTCTTGGTTCTAACTGCCTCGCTCGCTAAACTGTTTGATCGACTCGACTAGCGAACGAGGTTTTAACTTGCTACCGGCAATACACCAGTAAAACTATCTAAATCAGATTGCTTGTACAGTATTCGACGCCCAGATTTTGGCTTGTATGCCTTTATCGTTGGTTTTACATTTCTGTAAAACATGATGCGTGTAATTTCAAGATGCCTAGTTGCGCTAGATGCGTTATGGTATATCTCTCCTGCGATAGTGACCATTGCTTTCTCCTTCACTCGATACAATTTACTCTACTGACACAGTATACACAACTGACACAGCGTTGTCAAGGCTTTTTAAGACCAGTTTTCAAAGTCCTACACAATTGACACAACTTCGTGTATACTAGTTTCATCGAACTAAACACAATTGGCACGGTAGCCACAAAGAAAGGAATAATCTATGCCAAGACAAAAAGGACAGAAGAAAGATGAGAGCCTTCAAGCTTTAGAGCGTATTAAGAGAACGCACTATACAGCGCAAGAGGCTTATACACACCTCGGATTTACAAGAGATGCATTTAATAGCTACGTACGCCGCAATCCTGATGATTTCGGTTACACAGTCTTCTTCGGAGGCTATGGGTACTATCGAAAGGACAGAATTGATAGCATCAAAGAGCGATTTGAGGCGATCATCATGACAGCAGAGAGCAGTAGATTTGAGTTCAGGCCTGCCAGCATCGAAGACCTTGCATTGGAGGATCACATGGCCTATCTCAACTTTGGAGATGGGTCAAGATCACCGGAAAGAAATGCAAGCAGGCGTAGATACCTAGAAGTAAACCCGCTTACTTCCTTCCATCTCTACAATCTAGGGACTCTTGTTGCTCTTATTAATCTCGTTCCATTGAAGCATGAGGCTATCCTTGAGTTCAGGCAAGGAAAGAGAGGATGGATGTTTACCAATGAGATGATAGAGCAATATGAGCCAGGGCATCCATTAGAACTAATCGTGATTGATTTAGCCACTCTCACGAACACAGCCCCTGAGAAACGTACCAGATATGCAGGATACCTCCTGCACAAACTTGCTGGTCAACTTGCAAAATGGGGAAGCCAGGGAATTGATATTAAAAGTATTGATGCCTGTGGAGGAACACCTGACGGTAGAAGAATACTCGAACACGCGGGATTTGATCACATAGGCACCTATAAAATTCCCGCAATTGGAAAGCCTGAAGTAATGTCAGATCGACCAATGTACCGTTTAGATATAGATGCATCTGATAGTGTGTTGTTACATCCCTACAAGAAAGCACTGCAAAAATGGAAGGAAGCAAACTAGCCCAACCCGCCGATTATGGCGGGTTGTTTTTTCTCTTGACTATGCCTGTACCATATGATACAATTGACACATAAATCACAACCAACACAAATGGCATCTAAGTTGTGACAACAAAAAACGCCCCCTCTGGTGAGACAGAGAGAGCGGTATTCCGAAGCTCAACAAAGCTTCAAGTTTTCTTCTTAGGAGAATTATACCATACATGAAAAATGCGATACAAGATCTCCCACAACTTGTTAGCAAGGCTATAGCCCTTGGGTGGTCGATCATCCCCGTTGGATTGGACAAAAAGCCGCTCTTCAAATGGAAACAATATCAAACAGAGCGTCCTACTGCTGAGCAGATAATCCAGTGGCAGAAGCAATATAACCCACCAGCGTGGGCTGTCATCACAGGCTCTATCAGTAATCTCATTATCCTTGACGGCGACGGTACGCCCGGGAAAGAGACATTTGAGCAGTTAGGTATTAATCCGCATAGGCAGACTGGCTCAGGAGGTTTTCACTGCGATTTTGAGCATCCTGGCTGGCATGTCCCCACGCTGAATAGCAAATCCAAGAAGGAACTGGGGGAGCGGTGGCCAGGTCTCGATATACGAGGCGACGGCGGCTATGCGATCTTTTGTGGTAAGAATGCATCTGGAGAGTATATTTGGATGCGGAAGCTTGGGGAACTGGATAGCTTAGATGTGCTTACCAAAGATTTGCGTAATTTCCTAGGATTACTCTATCCTCCAGAAGAAAAGACAAGGCGTTCCATAGCCGATATGGCACTTGAGAAGTATCTAAACGATGCTTCTATGATAGGGCGCGATAATGCTTGCTTCAAACTTGCTAAGCAGTTGCATGACAATGACTATTCGCAATCTGATGCTGAGGGTTATTGTATGGAGTTTGCTAGACGCGTTCATACCACGAACCAGAAAGGCGACATAGAGCACTTCACTGAAGAGGATGCACGGGCTAAAGTTTCTTCTGCCTACTCCTATACCAAACGTGAGCCTTGGTCTAGTACGACCAAATACATTCCTCGCCAGCAAGAGCATTCCTCAAACGGGAATAGCAAAAACTCACAGACGACTCCAGAGGATTTATGCAGCTTCACTGAAGACGATGCTGGTAATGGGGACGCGCTATATGCGCTCTACGGTCAAGACTTTCTCTTCTGCCCATCACGAGGTTGGTTCAAATACACAGGTACCCATTGGAAGCTAGATACAGATGGCTCTGAGATCAAGAAATATGCTGTCGATACTCTACGCAAACGCAGGCACGCTGCTGTTGACTTAGGGAAAGAAGCTATTATCAAATGCACCAAAGGAGACGAGGGGCGCGTAAACGGTTGTGTCAGTCGTTTTAGGACACTAGTGAATGTCAGCATTGAAGAGTTCGATAAAAATCCCGATGTTATCAATTGCAAAAATGGAGTAGTAAGCTTGCGGACAGGGGAGATCGAACCTCACAGCAAAGACCAACGCTTCACCTACTGCATACCAGTTGATTATGATGGGTACGCTATATGTTTTGAGTGGTTAAAGTTCCTAAATAGCGTAGTAGGTGGGGGAAGAGAAGTTATTGACTATCTTCAAGAGGCCGCTGGGTACTCTCTCACGGGTCATACCAGTGAGGAGATACTTCACTACCTGTATGGACCCCCTAGAAGCGGGAAAGGCACCTTTGCAGAGGTTTTCATGGCTATCCTGCCTAGTCCTATCTCCACTATGGTGGATTTTAACTCATTTACAGCAAAACGCGAGGGGGATATAAGTAACTTTGATCTAGCACCTCTTAAACCATCTCGAATGATCTTTGCTAGTGAAAGCAATCGTAGCCAGTCGCTTAACCCTGCCAAGATCAAACAGCTCACTGGAGGGGATCACATTCGCGCTTGCTTCAAGCACAAAGACTTTTTCGAGTACCGACCTCAATTCAAAGTGTGGATGATGAGTAACCACCCAGTGAATGGAGATCCTGAAGATGATGCACTATGGGGGCGCGTTCGTGTCATTGAATTCCCTAATAGCTTCTTGGGGAATGAAGACAAAGCCAAGAAGACCAGAATGAAGGAAGAAGAGTCTCTAAAAGGTATTCTTGCTTGGGCTGTTGAAGGTGCAATGAATTGGTATATGAGAGGAACTACCGGATTGTCTACTCCTACAGTTGTTGCAGAGACTACTAGAAAGCAACGTGAAGAGCTGGACTATATACAACAGTGGCTTGAGGAAGTTTGCGATCAAGATAAAGATGCATGGACATCCAATGAGGTGGTTATCACGAGCTACCTAGGCTGGTGTAAAAATAACAACGTTCAGTATCCTAAAGGGCCTAAAGCGCTTGCTCAAAGTCTAAAGGCAAAAGGGTATGAAGTAGGAGTGTCAAAATGGGGAGATGGTAAGACAAAACGAGGCGTGAGCGGCCTTCGCGTCTCTGGAGTTTAGACCTTACACATTACAGATCTTACACTTGGTTTCCGTGAAGATTTTTTCCTAAATTCTACGTAAGCAAAACCCATATTCATCTGTAAGATCTGTAATGTGTAAGGAATTATTGTCAAGTTCAAAGAAGGAGAAACCAACATGAAAACGACTGAGGAGATTCAGCCAAACTACGCACCAATATATGCTTGTGCTCTCTATCCTAAGCTTTGCAAGCTGTTTCAAAAGCACGGGTATGCTCTTGCCATTCACGGGAGTTTAGCAAGAGATTTTGATGTAATTGCAATACCATGGGGAGAGAAGCTATCAAGCCCAGATGATGTAATCAAAGAAATGACAGAGAAATTCGTTTTTAGGCAAATTGGAGAGCCAGACGAAAAACGCTATGGCAGGATTGCATTCTCCATCTCGATAGGATTTGGAGAATGCGCTTTGGATTTATCATTTTTCCCTAGTACTATCCAATAGTGCTGAGAGCCACGAGAGAGCCGCTGTGGATGCAAAGCACTGCCAAGTACTGCTCAGCAGTCGATGCTAGCACAGCGGCTTTGTAGATAGCTAGAAGCCCAATAGCTGCATGATCTCCTTAGCTATCTTGGGTTTCACCAAGTCCGCACGCAGTTGATCGCCGCTTTGAGCGTGGAAGACAAGGCTGGCACCGCCTCCAAAGCCAAATACAGACGGAATGGTGAGATTATAATCAATCGCTACAATGGCTGATCTGACCATTGTACGGCTCTCCAGACCAGCAAGATGGATGCGTACAACCTGATCGGTGACAATCAATTCGCCTTGCTTAGATACTGTTTTGATCAGTTCCATCACGTCCCTCCAATTCTGTCTATAGATCAAACTTGTGGAGGCTTGCGAGATGCTGATGGCCCGCCGCGTCCTGTCTATCTGGCGTCCACCACCCACACTCCTTGCACGTATAACCCTTTACATTCACGCATTGCATTAAACACAAAATAAAAACGGTGATAACTATTAGAGCAACAATAGCCATAGGATCGCAGCCAGCAATTAATACAGGCTGTGGCGTGCTACCAGCAACGTCCAGAGCAGATTGAGAGACGCTTGCAGGGCCTCCTCCTGCGATAACGAGTAACATCAACACGAGAAATACTTTCCGTTTCTGTAGAACTAAATATCAACATACGCCAATTCGGCAATGTGTTCGACGAGTAGCAGTGGCACTTGTAACTAGACGGGACAAAGTGGCTAGGGCGCATCAGGGGTGAAATTTTCATAGGTGAAAGATGCAGGGGATGTTTCGCGGCACAAAAAAGCCGCCATCACATAACGATGGCGGCTTTTAATTGATCAGGACACTCTACTTGCTTTTTAGCAAATGAGACTCTAAAGCGTCAACAGCTTCGACTAGCGTCATCGGCTCTGATGCTAGGAGCCTATTGGCGTGGATTGGATACCAGATCTTGGCATCCGCTGCGATATTTAGAACTTGCCGACGCCGTGGTCTCTGCTGCTCTTCTTCTTCCTCGTCGTACTCTTCAAGATCCTCGTGGGATGTTTTAATCTCAACAATGTCCCAGTTTGCATCGAACAGATCTTCAGTAAATCCGTGCTGTGTGTGCAGATTGTGCGTACACATCTGAATTTCAGCATAGCCGTTTCGTACTTCAAAATCAACATACTTGTACGCACTAAGTGAAGGACGTTTCTTTGCTCTGCATATTGCTCTAAGACTGTCGGTGAGCTGCTGTTCAGCATCAGCACTTTTGCATGCTGACTGTGCAATGACAGCCTGTGCAGCAGCTCTCGCTTGCTTGTTGTAAGAGTTCGCTGCTAACCAGCGAACATAGCTCTCGTCGCTCTCGAAAACGCTCTCGATTGTAGAACCTTTATACTTGCCGAATGTCAAGGTATACATTGTTTTGCCTTTCTATGCGTCTTGCAGGACATCCAGGTTCATTTTTGTTCTCCAGGCAACACGCCACGACAACCAGGAGGCACATAGGCAGTGTAGCATGCACCGGTGGTAGAATGCGAGAAATATAGAGCCAGAAAGGACTATCTATGCCATTTCCAACGCCAATAGCAGAGCAGGAATGCATAACCATCGATGGCAAGCAAGAGCCGATTATATCATTCATGCCTGATAGAGTACCACCAGCATCACGAGATGTTGACGAAGATCAGTACTCATTAATAAAGGAGCGGCTTAATGCGTACGGCTATGTCGTTGCTGATATTAGTGACAACATCATGCACATCAGCAGACCGCATAGCACCTATTTCACGTCTTCAGTCTATTGCAGGACCGATATGCTCGTTGGCATGTCAAAATGCACAAAAGAGGATGCTGACTTTGCGGAGTGTGTAAGAGCTTGCTTTAGAGCAGCGTTCAATGCAAAAGTGGCAGTACGCTAGGTGCGTTATAGCTGCAACGGACCTATTGCATCTGAAAGGACAACAATGAGCACCGATCCAGAAGCAAAGTTCTTCTATGGATATATCAAATCTGTAGATGAATTTGAAGCGTGCGATAATGACCGTGAGTATACACCATGGGACAAGTCGCATACAAAGAGCGCTCATGGATGCACTGTAGATCTCTACGGTTCCAGTGAAAATCTTGGGTATTTTTTGGCCGTTGAGGAGAGTCTTTATACGGCAGAGTGGGATACCGTTAAAACCATTGATATTATAGAACTCAGTGCAAAGCCTATAGATCTGCACTGGGACGAGATGCTGCATAATGCCGCTAACGAGTTTGGCATTGATATTGCAGAATTAGCATTGGGGTGGCATCTTGTGTGTTTGTATTTTTAGCAGAAAGGGCAAACAAGTAGATGGGTAACAGCAGAAACACTCAATTTTCAGGCTTTGCAAAGCTTCTGATGAACGAACTTCTCGGAGATGCTGGATATATCGATGTTTGCAGACATGGAGATGCTGAAGCAATTGAAGAAATGGAGGAAACTATAGCACGTAGAGCGTACGATTTTGTACTGCATGTTGTGTCAAATATTGTGCCTAATGATATACAACAATCCACCAACCAGAAATCGATTGCTGAGATTGTTGAGACTATACCAGATATGACCAAGTGGCCTGATATAGATTAATGCCGCAATTGTCTAAGCAAAAGCCACCAGGAGAGCGATGCTTTGTCTGGTGGCTTTTGTGCTGTAACATGTCTAAACGACAAAAGGACTACACATTACAACTGGAGCCAAGCCTAGCACAGGCTGGCTAGGCTTGCAACTAGGAGAGCATAGAGATGTGCTCTTTTTTGTGTCTAAAGAACACTTGTCTCATTGACACGCTTTGGCACATTATTGTATTTTCAATGCAAGATAATGTGCAAAAACGAAAGCGGTATTTCAAGTATGCCATGCGACAAAGAGTGCTATCCTGCCAATTGGGATGAAATAGCAAGAGAGCGCAAAGAGCAAGCGGGATGGACATGTGATCACTGTGGTGCAAAACACGGAACATCACACTGGAGCAAGACAAAACGACGTTTCTATACTGTATGCCTTGCAGCTGCACACCTCGACCACGATACGGCTAATCCTGATGCGAGGCTTGCTGTGCTATGCCAGCCGTGTCACTTGAAGTACGACGGCAAGCAACACTGGCGTACACGGCGCAAAAATGCACACACTAAGGCGGTACAAGCGGGGCAATTGATGCTTTTCGGCAGTGGCACCGATTGACAGCGTGCGCTACACTAAACACACACGTGGAGTTCGATCTCCCGAGCAGGTACCAAGTTTCAACTACATTGGGCACCTGCTCTTTTTTGTGCTCTCCAAAGATGCACAACGAGTTTTACAAGTCTTCAAAATTGGTCACTAAATCTATTGACAACAGTGCGAAGATGTGGTATTATTCAATTGTAGTCAAACGCGACTACAAAACAAAAAAATAAATGAAGCGTCACCTGAAACTTGACGCGAAGGAGATCGAACAATGAACTACGAATTAGGAAGAGTTAAAGCAAATGGCGAGTGGGAAACACAAATGGTGAACGTAATACGAGTACAGGAGGATGGTAGAAAGATTGGGGACATCTACACAGAGGAAGGTAAGAAGATAGTGGTAAAAGATGCAGATGCCTACTATTGGAAGATTGTAGAAATCTAAATCCTGGAGGTTGGGGAATTGATCCCCAACCTCTTTTTTATGCTCAAATGCCTCTGGTTAAGCACTACAGCCACGCAGTGCAGCGCTGTCGTCGAAGCGGTGGCTTTCCCCGCGTGCACACTGACAAGGGCCTTGCTGGCCTCCTCGTGCTTTCTTCACCAGCTGTGCACACCGCATAGACACATGGCTAACGGGCACAACGGTTTTTACGAGTTTCTAAAACTGATCAAAAACTGCTCTAAAATCTATTGACAACAGTGCGAAGATGTGGTATTATATTGATAGTGAAGCGAACGAGACTTCACAAAATAAAAGCAAAACGAAAGCGAGAAAACAAAATGGCAAACATGATTTTAGACTTCGGCAAAAACAAAGGTTTGACGATCGGCGAATGTGATGAGAAGTATTTAAAGTGGTTAGTAAGTCACACCAAGGTTCTTGCAGAGCGAAACCGCTGGGCCAGCCGCGATGCACGGTTTGAGCTTGATCGTCGTGAGTGGGCACTGGAAGAGGCAGCGGCTATCGCGAGAATTGCAGCATTAGAAGCCACGATGGCTCCTGTAGCCGTCGTAGAGCGCAAGAAGATATTCGATGCGCAGTTGTGTTGTGAAGTGTGGTCGGATACCGGCGAGCGTTGTGTTGCGCAGGTGTGGCTGGAGGGCATTGGTTGGGTTACTCCTCCAGGCTCTGAAGAAGTCGTCGAGGTTGAGCAAGGACTGAGCTGGTCCTACGCAGTGAGACGCAACAACAGCAAAATGCGCTTGAAGGCTGAAATCAAGAACATCGGTCAGCGCGGGAACCTCAACCGCAAAGCCTTCTCAATCCTACGGTGAGTGGCTACAGAGGCCTTCACCGCCGCTGGCACTGTTTATTCCATCGCTCGGGTGCAGGACCACTGTTGGCCTTCTCAATCGCTTTCGTGGGTTCAGGCGCTTGATTGCAACTCACTCCACGCACCTCATTTATTTTGCAAAACAAGTTTTACGAGTTTCTGAAAACTGCCGAAAATTGGTCTAAAATCCATTGACAAGTGTGCGAGGTTATGGTATTATATAAATGTCCCCAAGAGGACAAACAAAAAACGAAAGCGAGAACAAAACAAATGCTAACAATCAATACCACCTTCTACAGCGAGCCAAGCACCTTCACGGCGGAGTCCTGGGAGCAGGAAGAAGTCGCATACATGAGGAACTCTGACGAGGCATACATTTTCTACGGTAGCGATGCACAAAAAGATGCAGTTGAGGCATTCTTGAGCGATCACTTCGATAGCATGTTCTTGGTGAATGACGACAGGATCTTCACTTTCTTCACTAATACACCTCTCACAAACGAGCAGCTCCTCGAAATTGAAGATGCAGGAATTGCATTTGATCGATTTGAGAAATCGAATTACGGGATTTACGAATTGATTGATACCGAGGCTGAATAAGCCTCCCCCTTTCGGGGTGCCCGTGCTTGGGTGGCCAGATTTGCGTTTCACAGCCAAATCTGGCGGCTCCGCTGACGAGATGGATAATTTCTTCGTGGGCGCATGCGTAGGCCGTCTGCTGCCCTCCTGGCACGCACGGGGCGCTTCTACGCACATCGTTTCCTACGCAGTCCTCCGTATCATCGGTGTGCAAAACAAGTTTTACGAGTTTCTAGAAACTCACCAAATTGCCATCAAAAGTGCTTGACAAGTGTGCGAGGTTATGGTATTATATAAATGTCCCCAAGAGGACAAACAAAAAACGAAAGGAGAAAACGAGAGATGATTAAAAAATGTCCAGACTGCACACGCGGGAAGCTCCTAGTAGATAGCCCCTGTACCCACTGTAAAGGCAGGGGCTACCTTCTAGAAAACAAGATGCCCGTCGAATGCACCAACGGACAATGCAGCTGGGGAGCGGTAAAAGTCCAAGAGAAATGCGCCCGCTGTAAAGGGAAAGGATGGATTTTCTAAGCCAAGCAGCTCCGGTAGAAATATCGGAGCCCAATTCCCTCATCTCTCAAAAATTTTATGATAGAAATTTCAAAAGATCAAGTTTGGGAGGCCACGTTCGACCGCGTGGCGCGTACTGCTGACGGGATGGGCCGTCGCATAGATCTGGGAGTCATGGGCTTGGTGCTTGCGCTCAATGCCCACGGCGTGCGCACCACAGGCTCGTGTGAGGGCCACATGGATCATGGACACCCATTCCCTTGGGTTTGGGTACCAGAGGCCGATAGCGGGCTCCTAGTTGCGCTTCTGGGTGCATTCTACGCACGTGGGAGTGTGCCTCGTGACAGGATGCTCACGAGCGGCTACCTCCTAGAGGACACCTACATCCTCCAGCCCCGTGGTGCCGCTTTGCAGGAGCGTCGTGTTTCCCATGAACGAGCGGTGGTGCTCAAAGAGTATCAGCAAGAGGCGATCCGGTTCGCTGAGTGGCTTCGTGATCGGTTCTTCGAGGAGGAGGCGTGTCATGCTGCTTAACGCGAAGGGCGCGGCTTTGAGGCTTGGGTGTAGCCCCACGTGGATACGCAAGCTTGTTGCAAGTGGGAAGCTCGTGGCCTACGTTTACAATGACGAGGGCGCTCTAGAGCAGCATCAGCTAGGGCAATCGCGCCAAGGCCAGGGATTGTACTTCGAGGAGAGCGACTTGCAGGCGTACCAACCAGGTGCGAACGGGCGTCCGATGGGATCACACGACAAGGTGGCAGATAATCCAAATCGGCGCAAAGCACAGGCCAGATCTTGATCCTGAGCACAAAAACACCCGATATCAATCAAGGTATCGGGTGTTTCTATTGCGTCTATTATCTCCTGTTATGTGCCTTTAACCGCTTTCTTTCTAGCCTTGTCTCACGTTGAGCACTATCATACTCTTCAAGCTTTTCCTCCATTCTTTTTAGCATTTGTTCAAGCATCGTTTTTGTTGCGTACCGTCCCCACTGTTCGTCTAGCAGAAACTTAGCTGCATAGATCTGTACGTACATGTTTTTTGTGATAAAGCGATCACCACTATCTTTTATTCCTTCCTTGCTAAACAAAACAATAAAGATATGCATAACCTTCATTGAGTGGCAGTGCAGCATATCCATGTCAAAAACAGCTCTGTAGTTCTCTATTGCTTTCATGTCTCTTGAAATGTCCATAATATTGCTCGTATCCTCCCTGGGTCTAGGATGTTTGTTGCATCCTAGACCCACTTTGTTTATATGGTGTGATCTACACCCCAGAACACTTTTTGTATAACCCTCTCTTTCCCAAGGATTGCAATGCCAAACTGAACTTTATCACCCACTTGCTTTTTATAGAACTTAATGTTCATTGGCTTGCGTTTGCCCCTGGTAAAAGAGTTCTCAGGATACTTCTCGTTTTCGATTCCCTTAAGCAAAGCTTTCTTTTGACAAAAAAAGGGCTTGAGCCCGCCGCAAGCTGCTGGGTTTTAACCCAGGCGGATAGGCGTCGTGGCTTGAGCCCAAAGCTTGTTAGCGTATGATTCCTCGCTTAATTTTTCTCATACTACCCCACTTTGTGGAATATTTCAATGTTACTCATTTGAATATGCTTCGTTCTAGATAGTAGAAGATATATGCAGTATTCAAACGGTTGAAGGTACGATCCTCTTTTCAGACGGGTAAATGGCTTTAGGAAGTAACGGTTTGTATATTGCATGCGATAAGAAACACTTCAGGAAAAGCCTCCGCCCTTGTGGGTCCGTTCCCAAGGGAGTAGCATCGAAAGATGCGGGTGTTGCTGCTCTCCAAGAGCCAAATGCGCAAGCTGTGGGCCATTCATCCCTTTGCGTAGGGCACGAGAGCAACAACGGGCAAGGCACCGCCCAGGACAGTCCCTCAAGGATGGTTGAGCCTGTTCGCGATATCACCGATCCACTACGCCCCCAATCGAGCCGTGGCTAGGCCACAATTGCTCGGGGAAGCGACTACGTCGGGGTGTCAGAAGCTGCGGGGTTTTAACCCCAGCGGAGTGTCACCTAGCAACGAAGTCCAGGTAGTTTGGCAGCGAGATGCAAGTGGCGTTTTGCTTTCTGCCCATCGAGTCGATGACCTCGATTTGAACGACCCCATCCTTAAACAGCAACCGTTTTACGGCATCGCTAGGATTGCCAATTCCTAAACACTTGCAGGTGTCGGCAAAAATTGGCATTGGATCGTTGCCAACCCACACAACACGAACGGGTTGACTATTGAACTGGAAAAGTTGTAATTTGTTGTCCATAGTAGGATAACTCCTTCTTGTTGCGTATCTCCAGAGCGACTAACTTTGTTGATACGCGGCTACTAGCACCTCTTGTAAAAGAAGTGCGAACAGTTTAGAGATTGCCAGTGTTTAAGCTTCCCAGGGCATTGAGCTGGCAGTCTCTAGCTATGCGACCTCTTCTATTGGATCTGTCATGGCACGATAATTCTTATCAGATACAATCAAATCCCCTGGCTCTACCTCTAGCGCTCTCGCTATCTTTTCTAGTTGCTCTAACTCAACACTTTGAGTGAAGTTATGCCAGTAACGATAAAGCAACTGTGGCGTAACACCAGCCTTTATATGAAGCTGAGTTTGCTTCATATTTCTAGCGGATGCTACTTGCTTGATAATAAGCTTTGACAATTTGGCCTCCTTTTTCTGAAGAACTTCTGTCTTTATAATAACACGAGAACACATATTTGTCAACTTGCAAAACTAATAGGTTTACCTCTTGACAACTTAACATCGTCGTGCTATACTATTTTTGTGAGCTGAGAACTGCTTGGCCACCAAGTTGAAAGGACAACACAAAAATGTATATATCCGAGAAAAACATGCAAGGTGTCCCAAAAGAGGGATTATGTTCGAGTTGTGGGAAACCATGCAAGACATCAACTGCCTCAGTGCAGTTTATCCATCAGGAATGTTATGATGATTCATTCCGTAAGGATATGCGGAATTCCATTCTGAGAGGCATAGCAATTTTCAATAAATATGCCCCGAATTGGAGAGAGAAAGTTCGTCCGTGTCTTCCATGTCGTCCCCTATATTTCATTTCCTGTATATTCGGTGGATCAGATGAAGCAAGGAAATCGATCCCTGAGTTGGCCCGTGCATGCAGCGCGGGAAGAAGAAGTATGCGTGGAAGAGGAGAGACCCTCGCCCAGGAGTCTTTCTTTAGTGAGATGGGACTCATCCTCTATGAAGATGATCTCGATCAATCTGATCTCCTAAGAGAAATGTGGCAGGAGGCCATCGAAGATCCAAATCTTGAAAAAGTTCTTCCTCCGCCTCATCGCGGTCATTTTGTCAAAGGCCAAAGAGGAGATGCGGTTTGTTTTTGGTACGGAAATCTCATCGGTATTCCCGATAAACGGGGACCACAACCAAAAGACGGGGAATGCTGGGAGATACTCGACGAAAATTTGTCAGGAAGAGTGTTCTTCCTCAAGATTGGGAAGAAAATTGAGAAAGAACAGGATATCTGGCGTCATTGGATGTAGTCTCTCGTTTGGTTTCATCTCGGGTGCGACGGGATGATACGAGTCGAGTGGCTCGATTAGTTGAAGAAAGAAGGTACAAATGTTCTATATTGTCTCAATTAGTTGGTGGGCAGCATCTAGGTCGGACGATAGAGTAAGTGTATATTTGGAGAGTGCATCCTCTCCAGAGGACGCACAAAGACAATCAAAGCAAAGATTGTCCTTCATCAAAAATCCTTTCGAGAAACCCCTCGCTTTAGCCATGGGGTATCTGACCGCAGATGCTGAGTTTTCAGTGGATGATCACATCTTCGATATTGCGTCCAAATCTGTCCAAGCATCCAATGTTGGTCTTGTCTACGGGATCGAGTAGACAAGAAAGAGGTAAAACAATGATCAGCTACAATGACAGGATTATCCTGGATAATCGGTTTGCTTACTATCTGGATGCAGAAGGCGTTATCTTCTGCTACGAATGTGGATATGATCAAGCTGAGCAGCTTGATCGAATCGAGAACAATGCTGGTCCACAACCGATAAAATGCTCTATATGTGGATATGATGTTCCACATGTAGATCGTCATTAAGAAAATAGTGATACAAAGACAGGATAGCACCAAAAACGCTATCCTGTCTTTGTGTGTATCTCACACGCTTAATCCTCTTTTAGCATGCTTTTATGCTTGTGGTATGCTAAAACGACCTCGTCAGGTGTACCGCACATCGATAATCTCCACATATCGATTTCAAGCTCTTCTGTGAACTCATATGCAGTCTTATGCGTTTTTGTGCATATATTACGATAATCTTTGCTTTCGAATATCTCTCTAAGTAAATGCAGCCATATGTATGTTTGTGCATATGATGGCGGCTTTTCACCAATAATAACGCGTGAAATGCCAGACTGATCAATAGTTCCTGCTTCACTTTCAGAAAGCATATATCCATTAGACACTAAATATCTACGATATGCCGCCGCTTTCCTTCCTAGCCTGTTTTGACTTATGTTCGCCTCTTCACAAAGTAAGCTCAGCAATAATCCAAACAATCTCTGAGCGTATATACGAAAAATCTCGGCTTTCTCGTGTGAAGGATCTCTTGACATCCTTTTCTCCCAACATACTATATCTGCACGAACAATATAAAAATGCTTGACAAACTGATCAACAAAGAGTAGAGTTATGCTAGATCAGCATAAGTTTAGCGTCTGGTAATTCTAATTGAGACAGATTACACTCTAACCTGTACAGAATTGCCAAAGGTTGCCATGCTTATTGCAGTATAACATTTATTTTATTTGTCGAACACATGGCCAATGAGTGAAATATGGCTCAATATGCCATGCAAGTTGAATATATTCGTGTATTGGCATAAAAAATACCACCAATATGCGAAAGATTACCACTAAAGTGGTAGAGGTTTAACGTCAACTTAGTGCTTTGCATAGTTGAACGAGGTTCATTTAATGCAGCAACACAATCAAAGCGAGATAGCGCGATTGAAGCAGGAGATTGAAGAAGCATATTTTTCTGCTCAATCGGCTATGGGTGGTGTTTCCATTGTAGCTAGTCATGCTTTCATCACAAAGCGCATGGAGAGCATGTGTGACTCAGCAGCAAAACTCAGGATGATAGCGGGAGATGAGGTGATGAGACAAGTTTTGATGGGCTTATAGTTGAGCAGAGAATTGCGCAAATGTTATCTATTTTTCATTTGCGCAAGGTTGCAAAATCTAAACCAATAGATGCACACTGAAAAATGAATAACGGACGGGGCGGATGAAGTTCATCCTGGTATAAGCACTGCAATTTAGTTATGATTAGCTGAAATACACATAGGGCTTTTCATGCTAAAGAGGCTCTTCGGCCTAAGACTCAAGCAGATCCGTGAGATGCGTGGTATGACACAGGATGAATTAGCAGAGTCTTTGGGAGTGTCAGATGCCAGAACAATCCGTTTTTGGGAGTCAGGCAAAAACTCTCCAAATATAGCAAAGCTTGAGCCGCTAGCAAAGGTCCTGGATGTAAAGGTAGCAGATTTCTTCAAAGATCTCGAGGTCTGACCTGCCAGAGCAGTGGGATGAATAACTGGCAGATCAGTAAGACGCGTTTCAAGAAAAATGGAGTCGCGTCACTATTAGAAACGCATTAGCCGTCCGTTATTAACAACAGACGGCATTTTCGCGTGGTTTAAATTTCGAATCATTCCTCCTCAAATATCCACCAAATCACAACCTCACAGGATAGGCATAACGAGCAATATTCGGTACACAATTATATATATAATTGCCAGATTTAACGCAAGTCTCATCACCACGATTATATTTTCATAGCAGAAAATGAGGTGTCCCGAAATTGAGAAACAGCGTCCTTCCAGCTAGTCGATTATTTCTTCAGTAATCGACTAAAACATTCTACATCAGATCCTCAGTATCTCATTGCCAAAAACAGGCATGTGCAAAACGAATATACATGTATGTGCATTTCTTGCATACGCACATACGCACATGTGGTACTAGCGAGATTAGGTAATCTACACGCAACGTGTCTAGAACACCTATACTTGAACCTCACAAACCGGCTTCTGCGTACGTCTAACAGGTACCTACGGATATTTCTGTAGAGAAATTTCCTGAGAGACAACTCGCATTTTTTTAGGCACAATTGATTCTACCGACTCATTCTCAAATCCCCCGATGGGTCGGCATTACAGAGAGGCGATACCTGCAATGGAAACAATTCAAACGGTAAATTTGCCAGAATTTACACAACGTGAATTAGATGTTGTATACCTCATTGCACATCTATATACTCGCCAGCAAACAGCAGACAAACTTGGCATATCCTACAGGACAGTAGACACTTATATGCACAGTATTTTTAAAAAGATAGGTATACACCGACAGGTCGATCTTATAGCGTTTGCACAAGTGAACGGCTTACAAAAGAATACAGAGGTACAGTGATGGATAGAAAGACAATACACAAGTTTTTGCCATACGTAACGAATACAGATGCACGGAGCATCTACAGAGCGCTTGAAAAGCATTTCAAGGCCGGTATCGCCTGCAAGCAGTGCTCAAGTTACGATCGGTACGGTCTCATGTTGATAGAAGGAGATCATACCAGCATCTACAATCACCTTGAGGATATCGTGAATGAAGGCAGAAAAAACATAATTGAGCATTTTGAGTGGTCACTTGGGCAGGTGACTGACTCGGGACTGATCAAAATTACTCCACGTGATGAACGACTCTATGAGGTCATTTTCACTCAATTAGCGCCGAAAGAGGTGCTAGCGTGAATGATTTGTATTACGAGCCTGCAATTGCCAAATTTAAATTGCCACTGCCTCCTACCTCCAATCATTCGTACACACCAGCGGTGGTAGGAGGAAACTCAACAATCATATCTAAGAAGGAGCACAAGCAGTACAAACAAGATGCTGCCATTTTGCTCAACAATCAGCATCAATTAATGAATAATACAGATAGAAATGCGTATGAACGCATTATACGACAGATAAAAAAAGACAACGTGTTCATCTTTATCGACGTATTATTCTTCTTAGAGAATATATTGCAGCGTGATGAAGATGGAGGATTGAAAGCTATTCAAGATGTGGTATGTGATCACATAGGTATTAATGATAAATACGTCATTGATGCCCATCCAGGTAAACGTCAAGCTCATGGCAATCCACGTTGTGAAATTGCCGTCTATATCGCAAATCAGGAGAACGCATTATGAGAAGAGTATTTAAGCGAGTCGCCAAGTTTGCGCCTGTAAAAAAGAATGCAGGATACCGCATATCATCATTAAGATCATTTAAGCAATTTAAGCTTGACAAACGAGTTTTTCAAGAAATTGACACCTGCTCGTTCATCAGACCTTATGTTGTTGGTGAAACTGACGGATTTGAGTTGCCAGAGGACATTGATCTGATTAAGATTAAATGGACATATGTACTAAACCCTGGAGATTTAGACCATATCAATAAGCATATGGCACCATTAACCACACATCTTGGAGCTATCATATTTGATATGGTAGAAGGTGAAAGAGTACATGCTAGAGTGCTCTTGACTCAAGAGCAGATGGAAACTGTACGCGACTCGGCAAAAGAACAGGCCCACCGCCGATGAAATTTTCGATCAAATGTCCCCATTGCAACGCCACGATCAGGCTAGAGCCGCCTTGGATGCGACCTGTCTACTCGTGTCATTGCAGGCCCAGTGACACGGTGCTGGCCTTCTCGTTGCGACTGGCGACTACCCAGACTCCGAAGTGTTTAGCACCCATGGAAGACGACGCACTAACACCAGAAATCATTGCACGGATGTACTACTACCTTCGAGAAGTGCGAATAAAACACGCAGGTACCTGCAACTTGTGCAGAATTGTTGCTGAACAAGGTTTAGTTTGTCCCGATTTAGAAGCATTGCGAGATGCATGCAATAAGTGGTTATCGCTAAAAATGGCATATCCAGAGGAGAGAAGGAAAAGATGAGCGGATCAGTGCGAAACGATAATAAACAACTCACAGACAAATTGCGTGAATATCTACATTACATTGCAAAGGGCATGGATGAGAAGGAGATGGCTTACAGATTGAATGTGAGCCAATCAGCTATTTACAATCGTTTGACGAGAATAATGGACATCACAGGACTATCAACGCGTGATGAAGTTATTCGATATGCAAAGGAGCAGCATTGTGAACAAAGAATTGACGGATAAGCAAAAACTGTATATGCATTGCTTAGCATTAGGCTTTAGCAATAAGCAGATAGCAGGCGAAATGAGTATAACAGTTGACAGTGTAGTTAACAACTACCAAGAAAGAATGTTGTCAAAAACATACCTATCAACAAGAACAGAACTTGTAGAGTACGCCAAACAAAACGGTTATGGAGAGAGAAATGGATAACGAAGAAGTAACAGTTGAGTCCCTCACATACGAACAATTCTTGCAGGAAATGAGCCATCCTGGTTCGGTGCAAGGTACCCCAGCTGGCACGGCGTTTGTCATTAAAAAGCGAGAGCCAATACCTGGGACCGAGCTGCTCAAAAAACGTGTGCGTGTGAGCTTCGACTTTGATGTCATCGTCAACGATGGTCCTATCATTAACTCAGGCAACGATGAGGACATCAAGACCCATGACCTCGCACTATTGCAGCAATTCCTGGTGGCAGACAAGGACAAGCTCCTAGAGATGCTGGCATATGAAGCCGGTCTTGAGTTAGGCCTCAATAGCTGTGAAACATTTGTCGAGACGTTTCTACCACAAATTGAATATAGCAACGATGGAATGGATCAATATATCTTCGGATCAGCTATCGCACAACTGCAAGGACCATCAGGAGAGTACTGGACAGACATAGAAGCGGATACGTACGCAGCTCATCCTGATTTGCTCGGCCTCTGCACCGAAACGCTTTTCGAATGCTTCAAAGCTGAATTCGTGAGTAGCTTCTTCGAGCTTGTGCCTGGTAAGCGAGAACGTCTCAAAGCTTTGGCAGACATGCTTGAGCTAAGTCAGGAAACTGGAACATATTAGGAGAAGATAATGCCATACGTTAGAGTCAAATGTGATGAACACAATTGCATGAGTGAATGGGAGTATCCGTGCTCTCTATGTGCAAACGAGGTATGTGAGAAGCATTCACATGTTGCAGTATGTACAGACGAAAGATGTACATACGTATGCAATGCTTGCTACCAGCTATGCATGGAAGCATATAAACTAAAGCCACATCAAGAGATAACGACAAAGGAGCAATATTTATCAGGTATTCAAGGCATGGTCAACATACTTAAAGACTTAGCAGCGTACTCGAAAGAGCATCCCGAGACGAACAAAGGTTTGCTTGTTATCGCGCACGGCTTGCGGCACGAGGCCAATGTTATCATCGACACACTCACAAAACAAATAAGACAAACAACAGAAAACACAGGAGAATAACAGCATGGACAATGTTACACAAGAGAACATTCAACAACTTGAAGTGAGGCTTGATATTGTTGAGGCACGTCAGGAGCGTATTGAAGCGAGGCTTGATGCTATTGAGGCGCGACTCGATAGGCTAGAGAAGCTCTATGGCGTTAATAGTGCCCCACATAACACCATGGTCATTTATTGGTCTGAAAAGGATCAATGCTACTTTGTGCGCGTCCCAGACTTGAGGGATCACATTGCAAACTGGAATGCACTCGCATTCGGTTACAGCTATGAAGAAGCTGCACAAAACGGCTCTAAGTCCATTGAATTAGCAAAGCTGATAATATAGCAACACAAGTATTAGGAGAATAACAGCATGGCAGTCGATATTGAAACCAGCAAATTCAACGATGTCGTTTACATTTGGCCTAAGATGCAAACACAAGAGTTTGCTGAATTAGTAGCTGACATCAAAACGAGGAGTAATCAAAATGCGCAAGAGACTCAAGAACAAGAAACGTTCATGCAAGATGTGTAAACCATACAAAATGGGATGGGATATCCGATGGAAAGCAAAAGAGCATGACGCTTTGAAACGCTTTGAGAAAGAGCAATACAGAGAAGAGGATACAGCATGCTAGAGAAGCGAAAACGGTCACGGCTTGAAATATCCCAGAGCACCTATGCTGCACTGAAAAGCGTGGCAAACGACAGGCGTCAATCAATGGCTAATGCGCTTCATGACGCTGTAGAGCTGTTAGAGAGGCATCAAGAGGTGCAAACACAAGGCGGTAAAATCATTAGTATTGGCAAAGGAGCAGTGGAATGGACGCAAGGCTAGAGATAATCGATATCCTTAGAATAGGTATTCAACATGAGATGGAAGCAGTTCTCAGGATTAACGGGATATCGATGGAAGAGTATCAAGCTGTAACACAAAATTACCTGCTACTTCAGATGCTTGACACTCTTGAGCGCATGGACAAGACGTTAAATCTAATAGCAGTGTACACGAGTACAAAAATATGTATAGGATAAAACCGCTATCACAGCAAGAAACCAGAGTATTACAGTTTCTTGCGCAAGGACTCAATGATGTTGAAATAGCTGAAATATTGCATATCAGAAGGCGCACAGTTTGCAACTATGTAGAACATGCTAAACACAAGACAGGCATTCACAGCCGCATACTACTTGCATTCTATGCATACAGCAAAGGCTATGTCACGAATTATGAGATAAAAGAGGCGATACAGCGAGAGAGGCAGAAAAGGCGAGATGAGATGCTACGGAATGCCTGAAAGAGAGTCATGGCTATACTCTTCAAGATTTACCGGAGCAGGGTACCGTACACCTGCAAGACGTTGGTGGAAGCGTTACCTGCACAAGTGTGCACGACAACTGGCAAAGAGAAACATAGCACAGGAGCGATTGATATGATAGCCGAAACGTGGTGCAAAACATGTGGACAAGCAATAGCCACAATTGTCATGCAAACAGGTGATGCACTTTCTGACACGTCGATCACCATTGAGCTGAAACACACGCATTTAAAGTGTAAAAGGTGCATACGCAATGGAGTGACACTTTAAATAATAGAAGGCAGTTTAGGTAGAGGTAATGCAATATGAGCAAAGATAGCGTGTTTTCATCGTTTTGGCGAAAAGAATTAGATGAAGTTGAGATACATGTAAGCCTTGTGTGGGACAAGACAAAGAGCGTTACAATACGTACGTGGTTCATGCAAGGCGAGCAAGCAACGGAAGATCAAGCAATTGGCGAATTGTGGAGACAATATTCACAAGAGATTATAGCGCATATTAGAGAGAAAGGAGCAGGAAAGTGATATACAGTAACGAGACACTAAAGACTGAAAACTACAAAGGATATGACATCAACATCAAATGGTCAGAGCATAATAACGCATATTGTGTTATTCTACCTGCTTGGAAGGACGATGTTATTATGCCATGCGCGTATGGTCATACCATTGAGGGAGCGATCGAAAACGGTAAACTGATAGTTGATATACTTATTGAGGCGATAGAGGATGACAAAGAGGAGCAGCAAATGGAATACTTTAGCACATTATGCGATGAGCCAGGATGCAAAGAAGAAGAGAAGCATATGTGTATACTATGCAATGACAGTATATGCAACAAGCATTCACACTTCGTAGGCAAGGAAGAGTACAATGACTCTCCTGACTACGTTTGCGACACTTGCTATCAAACGTGCATGTTAGCATGCAAAAACAAACAGGAGAGTACAAATGACTAACGAGCACAAAAACACTCATCAGCAGCTAGAAGACGACAAGCGAAAAAATCCAGATATTGCAGAGGCTTTGTATGCATTGCAAGAAGTACAAGCAATATATCGAGAAACAATAATCATTATGAGAGAAGCTGAAATAGCGTTGCATCACAACAACAGCACAGGAGGCACACAATGAGCAGCACATGTACAATAACATGGCATGACGCTATCAAAGCATCTAATGAATATATAGAGTTGCTAACGATAAAGCTGCATAGCATGAACTCAGTGGATTGTAAGTTCAAAGAGATGTGGCATCAAAAGCTAGTAGTCGCATTATGCAGACATCAAGAGATAGCAGTACTACAAGCACAGGAGAACACAAAATGAGCAATGAACCTACGCAATTTACCGTGGTCTCTGACCACAAGGCTCTGAGGGATTACCAGCGAGGCAACATCGGACAACCCGAGGGCAAAGATCAATGGTGGCTTCTCTATTGTCTTTCATGCGGTCCAAGCAGTCTTGATTTGGACATGATCGTCAAGCATGATGATGGCACGGTCTCGTCCACAAAACCTCTATACTGCCATAGAAACAATTCTATACAGCAATACATGATCGTAAAAAATAAAGTAAGGTTGCTGTAAAAACAAAACAGGAGGCACGCAATGACACCAACATGCAATAACGAGTACACGAGCAGTCAGCAAATTGGCATCGAAAGCCCTTGCCATATGGCAAAAACCATGCTAAGATATATCCATAACATTGAGGAAAGGAGAAAACATGATGGAAGATCAACTTCGAGTCTTTCTCAAAGAACAGGGATGGAACCTCTTTGTTCGCAAGAGAAAAAACAAAAAGTACTATTATGCTCAGAAGTGGAGACGCGGCGAAATTTACATATCGTCAGTCTCAAAACTAGAAGAGGTAACAGAAGGCCAAGTGCTAGAGAAGCTAGCCAAGGCCCTATAAAAAAGGCCTCCGTTTGGAGGCAATTGAAAAATGAACATTTAGTAGCATTCAGGTCACCCCCAAGACTTTTGGCGAGAGGAAGGGATGACCCGAGGGACTCTGTACCCACTTTTAGTATAGCTAAGACATCCAACAAAAGTCAATGGTTGTACAAAAGGTTACGGGTATGCGAGAGGAAGGTATATCCATGAGCCGACGCCATAGTATTGTAAGACATCAAGCAAATTACTTCTATGTTCCATTAGAAGATGATTTTCTTGCTATGTATGATAAAATTGCTAAAGAGTTAGATCCTGAAAAGATACAGCAAGGTAAATCAAAAAGCGCATCTAGCGATTGCAAGGCAATGATTGCCGCTATCCTTGAAGGATGGATGAATAGTAAGCGATCCTCCGCAAAAGGAGAAGAAGACCTCTACTCTTACTTCTCTATTGACCAGCTAGTACAACAGCTCAGAGGCCGATACAAACGAAGCGTGATTATCCAGTGCTTGGGAGAAATGGAAGTAGAAGGAACCTACACCGATCCCCAAACAGGTGACACGCACACGGGAACTATCAAGAAGCGCCCATATCTTCAAAACATGTACGGTTATGTTTTGAATCTACCTGTAGTGCAGACTCTTATAGACGCTTTACCAGAACAATCACCATATGACATAAAAGCGCGACCCATACTTGGACGCCCAAAGAAAAGCAGTCCAAAAAAAGACGGTATTATTTCTGAAGAAAGCAGTCCAGAAATAAACGGTTTTAAAATGGATGGTATTCCTGAAGAGAAAAGCAGTCCAAAAAAAGACGGTATTTCGGTAAAGCAGTCTAAAAACGGACTGATTAACGAGAAAAGCAGTCCAAAAAAAGACACCCCGTTCTATACACAGAATAGTAATACACAGAATAGTAATAACACAGAAGGAACGAACGTAGGCAGTGAGCGCATTCAAGTCACAAAACCCGAACCGGATTCGCTCGCACTTTCGCTCACTTCTTCTTCTTTGTCTTCTCAAGTAATCCCCAATGTGGAGAAGTTATCCCCAATCGAGAACGTAACTCCAGTTGAAGCACCAGCCTCTACGCATTTAGAGCCACCTGTTAGATCAATGGGTGATTACTCTGAAGCGCAGCTCAGGAAACTCTCTGAGATAGAACTGTATGCACTGCTCACTCCCAATCAAAAAGAGATTCTTGCACGCTGGCGATCGCTCTTCAATGCTCCGATCAAACTTGATGGCAAGTTAGCGCGTGCACTTCATGATTTAGAGCCATACAACCCATCAGCAGATACGCTAGAGCAAATACGTAAATATTGCTTTACGATCGACCGGGCCACAGACGCATTCCCAAAAGGGTATTACAAAACAAAAGGTGTTAAGTTGTGGGATGTCGTGGAACATTATGCAGATTGGGTACAGACACAAGAACTAGCAGCACCAGCACCTAAGAAACGAAAAATGACAGATGCAGAAAGAAATGCATTACCTTACTAGTAGCGGTTACAGGAGAAAGCAATGAAAGAGAAATTACTGGCAAATGTCGAGATAGAAGAGAATATCCTCTCGTGCTTGCTATACTGTCCACGAGATGTAAAATATGTAGTAGACACGTTAAGGCCAGAGCACTTCTACCGAGAAAAGCATGCGGTGGTTTATGGGATTATAGTGCGTCTCTATCAGCAAGGTCGACGCGGTGACGTAGATAACGTGTGGGATGAAATAGAGCGGCAAGATGCCAGTGAAAAGTTAGATTTGGATCGGGGTCTATTAGATAAATGGGCCGATTATAGCTGTAATCAGATGGGTGATGTGTGCGACTATGCAGCTATCGTAATTAGGGATGCTACTCATCGTCGATTAGCCCAAGCCGCTGGCGAGATCGCTGCAAGCGCTTATGCTCGTGATGAAGACGCCGTAGAAAAAGCTGAGAAACTGATCTATGAGATAGCCATTGGTGCCAACTCCGATCGTATTCCGACCTTTGCAGAGGCGCTTGACAGCTACATGGCCGATCTAGACAAAAGGATTGAAGAGAGGAAGCAAGGCGTGGCAAACGGTCTCCCTACAGGTTTTATGGAGTTAGATAAGGTCATAGGCGGTTTGCAACCTGGGACTCTTAATACCCTTGCTGCACTAACAGGCTTTGGTAAAACAGCCTGGGCACTTAATGTAGCCGTCAATATAATGCAGCGTGCAAAACGAGTACTATTCTTCAGTTTGGAGATGAGCAGAAACGAGTTAATACAGCGAGTGCTTTCTATGGAGGTGCCCCTCGATCAAACGTTCTTGCGAGATGCTGAGCTAGAGGGAGAAAATCTCCGCAAGTTGAAAGAAAGAGCACAAGGCTTGCGTGAATGTGACCTCAACATTGATGATCAGACCTTCCTGCTTTCTAGCATCAAAAGTAAGGCTCGACAAATGCATGCACGCAAGAGCCTTGATCTGATCGTAATCGACTATCTCCAAATGGTTCAAACAGTAGCAGATGGACGCGCCAAACATGAAACACGAGCAGAAGAAATAGCTAAGCTTAGTCGAGAGATGAAACGCATGGCTAGAGAACTCAACATCCCTATCCTTGTCCTGGCCCAACTCAATAGAGAAGTTGATAAACGTCAGGTAAAGGAGCCTCAATTGTCGGATATAAATGAAAGTGGCGGCATAGCACGCGATAGTGACACCGTGATGTTTATATATGCAAATGAGGAAGCGATGGAGAAACGAAAGCAGTGTTTAATTCATGAGGTAACGCTAAAGGTTGCTAAAAGTCGTAATAGTCGATTGGATGAAGTACAGCTTATATTCAGTCCCCGTATTACGAAATTCAGAAATGAATATAGTGAAGGACAAGAAAATGAGTGAATTAAGGCAAATACTTAAGGATGTTGAGAGGCAATTTGGTCTTGACCAGTGCACTGCATGCATCAGGCCTACTCAAATGAAAGATGCACTTGGTTTTCCTTGGTGCGAGGAACACGAGCATCATGGGACATTGATTAGTTGGGCATATCGACACAAATATCCCGAGATTAGGTTTCCTACATATCCACTAAAACCTAATGAAGCATACTGGTGTGTGATAGGACCTGGAGAGATAGATTGGTGGAACAAGATTATTGGTAGTGCAGCTACTGGTAGTAACAAAGGAGATGAAGAATTGATGTGGACAGCGCTAATATATGTTGAATATCTGGATAGTACTGAGGAGAAAGCATCATGATGACCGATGAACAGATCTTATGTTGGGCAGCGAGTATGAAATACATGTATGTCGTTATTGATTCATCCTGTTGTATTCGTTACGGCAGGGATCAATGGGAAACAAGATTGCCAGAACTGACAGCTAAGCAGAAGATGACATTGCAGGGCAAGATTGATCGATGTGAAGCAAGGCTAGCGAAAGAGAGGGCACAATCATGCTAGAACAAACGCACTATAACGTTTACTGTCTATGCATTCATTGCTCGTATCAAACGTTCTTGCAGATGGCGAAGTCTGCACTCGATCCTGAAGAGTATGAGCGTCGGCAGAAGCAATTCGATGCAATTGAAGAACAAAGAAAATTGAGAGAGTGGAATAGATTATCAGAAAGGCAGGGGGCGATATGATCCAAGAATGCAGGAGGTGCGTAAGATGCCGAGAAGAGCTTGATATCTTCGGTTTTTATAGAGAGGCCTTTTACTTTGAAGAAGAGCTTTTAGGTGAAGGCATCTTCTGTAAGGATGGTGATGATATATGTGATGAATGCGCGAATGAGATAATAATGGAGGAGACATTATGAGCTACGCCTACTACAATGAGATTGATGCTTTTTGCTGTAACGTATTGCGAAAGAATATAGATCGTGGATATCTGCCAGGAGGCAAAGTTGATGAAAGAGACATCAGAGAAGTACACGCAAGAGACTTTGTGGGATACCAGCACATCCACCTCTTCGCAGGAGTGGGAGGCTTTCCGCTCGGAATGGCCTGTGCAAACTACCCAAGCAGTATTAGAACCATCACAGGAGGTTTTCCCTGTACGGATATCTCTAATGCAGGAAGACGAGCAGGAATTGAAGGAGAGCAAAGCGGACTCTGGAAAGAAATGTACCGAATCATCAAAGAAACAATTGATATGTATATGGGACCGGACATTATTTTGCTGGAGAACGTTGCAGCTCTTGTTAACAGGGGGCTTTCAACGGTACTTGGGGACCTGGCCCAAATCGGGCTTGATGCACGCTGGCAATGCCTACGGGCTTCAGACTTTGGTGCCCCACACCAACGAGAAAGGATTTTCATCGTGGCCTACCCCAACGGCAATAGACTGCGGATCTGGCAGGATCAACAAGAGCAATTCAGCGAATGCCCAAGAGAGGCCTACATTGGCATTGATGGCAAGGAAAGGTCTTTGGCCGACGCCAGCAGCTCAGGACGGCAAAAATGCAACATGCCCGCCATCGCAAGCAACACGAGACACTCTACCAAGCTCAATGTGGAGAACTCCGCAAGTAGCAGATGTGAAGAGCAGCAAAATCCAAGCGGGATATACAACCAACCTGTCACATCAAGTCCAAGGCAGTCTCAATCCCGAGTTTGTCGAGAGCCTGATGGGATATCCGCAGGGCTGGACAGACATCACCGATGGCCTGCAAGACCTGGAGAACCTCAGCACAATTGGGAGCCTCCAAGATGTGTCATCGGGAAACAACCCGATAGAGCAAAGCGCCTAAAAGCTTTGGGAAACGCAATAGTTCCTCAGTGTGTCGAATACGTAGTAAGATGTGTTCTTGCTACTCTAGAAAGTGAGAAGGCAATATGAGCACAATGATTGCAACACGCCGTGTATATCCAATAGGCTATAGCGCACTTGGAGCACAGGAGCGCATCGATGCGTTGCTGCAAGAGCCAAAGACGCTCTTAATCGATACGAGGATTAAGCCATGGTCGTGGAATGAGATCTGGCGCAAGGAAGAGCTAGAGCAGAAATACGGCGAGAAGTACCGCTGGGCAGGGCGATATCTGGGAAACCTGGGGAAGGATGACGGCTATATTGAGATAGCTGATCCGATTGTTGGCATCAAAGGTTTGATCAAGTATCTCAGTGATGGCTATGAACTCATCCTACTTTGCAAATGTCGTGAATATAAAAATTGTCATCGAAGCGAGATCGTTCGTCTGCTCACTAAGCAATGCCATGTAGATGTCATTCACTGGAAACCAGCAGAGCAAGAAGTTGCCTCGGTAACAAAAAGCGGTCAACAGGCCGCTGAAATTGTCGAGGCCTCTGCTGACGTTCCTGGTGGCATTCAGGATACAATACCATGCTTGAGCATCAGACAGCCTTGGGCATGGCTCATCGCCAATGGTTTTAAAAATATCGAAAATAGGGACTGGACAACGGGCTATAGAGGTCCGTTGCTCATCCACGCTGGCAAGGCTGTTGATAACGATTGTTTCACAGGCAAAGAGATTAATTTCGATTTCTTCGAACAATTCGGAGATGAAGTTGTTGATGCCTTGCCAAGATATAAGAAAGATTATGATCTTGGTTGCATCGTCGGTCAAGCAAATTTAGTTGATGTGGTAACAGACAGTGATAGTCAGTGGGTTTGCGGCAAGTACGGTTTTATCTTAGAGAATGCTCTGTCCATCAATCCTATCCCGTATCCAGGCAAACTTAAACTCTTTGATGTTCCCAAGGATATGATTTCTAATCAATCAGCAGAGCAAGAAACCGTCTTGGCAGCAGAAACTGATGAGTTGCTTATTGAGACAGCAGATCGCCCTGGCGATGATCCTAGTGCGACTACGGGGCATTGCATAGTTTGCAGCAAGACTGCTACACTGAAATCTCCTTCCGGTCGTCCAGAAGGCATATACTGCGAACAACATGGCTACTGCCCACGATGTAAATCAAGCATTGAGGAGTTTGTGAAATACCCATATGGTGGCTTTTACGTCTGTCCCTGTGCTGTCGGTACTGTCACGCGAATAGAGCAAAAACAAGAGTTGAAGCAAGCCAAGCCTGTAACGTTTGGCTTTTAAAACATCCACAAGTGTACGAATAACACAATACCTTTCGTACACTCGTACTGGAGGTATTGTGTTATCAGACAAACGCATCCTCGAAGAGATGCAAAACGGCAATATCGTCATTGAGCCCTTTGATGAGCGTCAATTGGGCACTAATAGCTATGATTGTCGTCTTGGAGAGTGGTATTTCAGAGGCGACTATTCAGTGAAGTCTATGAGAATAGACGATCCTGAGCACATGAAAAATTATTGGGGTAAACCGATAGACGCCATAAAAGAGGATGATGGCTTGATCTTTATCTTGCCAGGAACAACGATCCTTGCACATACTCAGGAGATCATTGGCGGACGCAATGGCTTCTTAGGTAAAATGTATTGCCGTAGCACTATTGCCCGCTCTGGGCTTTCCGTTTGTAAATGTGCTGGATTGGGTGATGTAGGCTATGTTGGACGCTGGACCATGGAAATAAGCAACTTTACCCAATCGTGCATCTGGATACCCGTAAATTACCGTATTTGTCAAATTGCTTTTTTTGAAGTAGGGGAAACATTCAAAGACTATAATGGCAAATATGGACAAGGTCTGTGGACACCCGAGGATATGGTACCAAAGCTTGGCAAAGATTGGGACAGAAAAGAGGTGCAAGATGCCTAAACAGGAAATATGGAGAGTATTATCAGGTGGCGATTATGAGATTGATTATGCTTATATGTGGGATGACAATGCTCCATCAGATGAAATTGAAAAGCATGCTGTTTTGAGCTTGGAACAAATCGCTGATTTCTGTGATAGAAATGCTGAAGGACGCAACAATCACATTTTTTGCGGTTCTCATCGCATTCTCGCAGCATTTCTGCACAGAAAGCTTGGCAGGTCACAAGCAACAAGGCTCATGCGAGAGATCGCTGAGTATGGCGGTCTTGACGGTATGTCAGGAGCAGGCGGTGAAGCCGATGCTTTCGCAGATTTTGGCATAAAAGACTGTTGGAAGGATTGGAAACTCGATGATTGAAGAAGAGCAGAAAAGACAGGTGGAAGTTCCTCCAAGTAGCGATCACTATAAAAAGCTTGCAATAGAGCCATTGGAAGTCATCCTAGCTAATAACTACGGCTTTCTCAAAGGCAATGCTCTCAAGTATCTGATGCGTGAAGAGCATAAAGGCGGCGTAGACGATTTGAAGAAAGCAATATGGTATATTGAGCGCATTATCGATGAGAGAGAACGCGGTGATAGCTGAGATTGCAAGAAGGGCAGAACAACAGTGGCACGTTCCGAATGCCGTGCATGCATGCACATCTTTAGCAGCATAGGCGCTTTTAATATGCATCGTGATATACGATGGAAACAAATACATTGAGCATGTAAAACATACAAGATGCTGTTTATCACAAGTGGAGATGAAAGACAAAGGGATGATCGAAAATGAGCGAGGCATCTGGACAACAGGCACATTTGACGCCTCAATATTCAAAAAGAAAGAAAGTGAACAATGAGCAACCCAACTGTTTTTATTACATCACAAGGCACACGTTACCTCAAAGAGCCTGGCGTCGTGTTGCTATCAAAGCCGTTTGTGGATCTTTCAGGTATGGCGGCTTTTCTAGATGATCTCGACTTTGGCGACTATCTCAACGATCCGACCGAGCTTCCCAGTGGCACTCAACTCTGCAAAACTGCTGGTCAACTCTGCTATATGTCATTCGGAGAGAAGAGAACAAAGAATATTGATGCTGAGAAGTATTTCAATAATATCATCTCTTCAGGCCATCATTCAGTCCTAGAACATGCAAATTACACATTCATGCTCTATGGCGTTTCTAGAAGTCTTACACATGAGTTGGTAAGGCATCGGATGTTTTCATACTCACAAGTGTCACAGCGTTATATTTCAGGCAAAATGCTGCGATTTGTTGAAAGGCCAGAATATCAGAACGATGAAATGTTACACAAGATATTCGAGGATAGGATTGATCGCGTTTCCTCTGAATATGCATCTCTTGCATATGGTCTCTTATTGAGGCAAGAGGCAGGAGAGGATATTCTGAGTGCTGAACTTAAAACCGATCGGAGAAAGAAGGTCAATCAAGCCGCTCGTTCTTGCCTCCCGAATGAAACAGAGGCACCTATCGTGATGACAGGCAACATACGAGCTTGGAGACACTTTCTAGAGATGAGAGCAAGTGAGCATGCAGAGACAGAAATACGAGCAGTAGCCATGAAAGTATTTCTGTCTCTGCATGCCACTGAACCAATCCTATTTGCTGATTACGAGGTCGTGTACCTTGCAGATGCCACTGAAGCAGTTAGAACAAAGTACCGCAAAGTGTGATCGAACCGTTTGCGCAATGTCTGCACAACCAGTTGACAACTAACACAACTGTATGTTACTCTTCTTGCATAGAGAGGCAATTGTGCCTCGCAATTCAATTCAATTCAATTCAGAAGAAAGCAGGGCTTGTTATGACACAAACATCTATTGATCTCTTAACCGTTCACGAAGTAGCACAAAGCCTCAGAGTTGACGATACAACAGTACGGCGTTGGATCAAAAATGGTGTATTAGCGGCAATAGCGTTGCCTCACAGAAATACTCGACAGGCTTATCGAGTAAAAAGCGATACACTTAACGAGCTACTTACGGCCACCACAGTAACCACTGTCTAGCCATTAGACCAGCTTTGTCTTTAACGAGCTGGTCTATTCTTTGCACACACTTAGTATGATGTCAGGACATACGTTCGTCTAGCGAGATTGTGTTAATATATGCAGATACGCCATTTAGAGCAAGAGGTTGGTTATAAACCTGGGAAGATGGTAAGACAGTGGAACAGGCAGAATACAGGAGGGCTCAGAATGTCGGATACAGTAAAGGCGATTAGGGTAGAACGCAAAAACACTGAACGATTACCTCATATAGATGAGCAACCGACGTTACTTGAGATACCTGTTGTTCCCAAATCACCACCAAGAACGACAGAAAAGATGATTGCTCAAATGTTCACGTCATCTCCAAAAGACATGCTATATTTTCAGTTGAAGGATGCACAAGCAACCACCATGGATTTAATAAAAGCTGTGGTGCAGATATGCCTCAAAGAATTAAAGAAATATCCATTTAAAATAGTACTATCGACATTAAGATATCTTGCAATGTATAAAGATATCGAGTGGATAAACAGTCAATCTAGCATCAAATTAGTTTGTGCCGATAGCACAGCAGATTATGATATTATGGCAGTGTGTGAGGTGTAATGGCATATACAGTGTTTGGCATTATGCTTGTGGTGGTAGCCGTATTTGCAATGCTTGGCATGGCTTTAACTGCATATATTATTATTTGTATTTTTCACGCTTTTGTGAAGAGCAAATGACTAAAGCGCCTCTTGTATACGGTAAAACCCGTCCTTGCATGTACTGCATTGTGTTCACCAGAACAGACTCTCAGTGTGCATGTGGTGCTGCAATATGTTTTGAGCACAAGGAAGCGTACGGACAGATATGCCCTCTCTGTATTAGATTAGGCATATCGTACTCTCCTGTATTTAATCCCAACGAAACAGTGCTGCATATAGAAAAGGCAAAATAATAGTATGTTGCAAATAAGACACTTCATTCAGCAGTTGTTCTCTCTTCTCTCCTTGGTTTGGCCTCCGAATGCTATTCGTATTATCTATCTCGGTGCTGAGCGCATTGCTGAGTTTCGCGCTTACTATGGCCGCGAGCCAACTGATGCGGAATGGAGAGAGATAAGCATTCAAGTCGGCAAAGAAGTTACAGGGCGTGATTAAACAAGTATGATAAATCATCCTATTCATTACAAAACAAGCAATAACGAGTCTCCGTGCTATCTTGAAATTGACTTGAAAATGTCTTGACAAATTATTACGTACGCATTATACTGATAATAGTGAAGAGAGCAACGGGCTCTCGAAGAAACAAACAAGAAAAGAGAGAAACAAAATGACAACTTACGAAATTGCAATCATCGGATTTGACGGTGATATCAGTGCAGTTAACGCTGCACTGACAAGAGCTAGTATTAACTCTTATCCTGATGAAGCAGCCTCCCAAGGCAAAGAGTCATCGGTGTTTGTTGGTCCTGATCAGATCGGAGAGGCCGTTCAAGTGATCAACGCTCTTGGATACGAGACAGATGAAGATGCTTAGTTCGAAAGGGTTTCTGATGAAGAAAAATCGGGGGGCTCCTCGCAAAGGAGAGCAGGTGAGAATGAGGGTCACTCGTTCTTTCTCATCTGAACTTATCATAGCCTTGGAGGCTATAACGACCAATCAGAGTGAGTTCGTTGAAAATTGGATGTGGGAGCATCCTCTCCTCAGAGAAAAGAAACCTAAAATGCATAGTGCTGAGCGGGCACACGCCACTAGAGCCTGAGAAAGGACAAGAAAAGTGAGCAACGTTACTATACGAAACAAAAAATACGACTCTCCAGAGTATCCCCAGTGGCTCTGTGAGGTTGGCAGAGCCCTCTACGATGCGGATCTTTCATTCCGCATGAACTGTGAACAGTACGGCCATGACAAAGCATGGCGCGTAATCCTCAACAAAGAAGCTGAACGTTTAGCCAATCCAAACGTTTAGCAACGGCAAAGCATGCCAGAAGATCGGTTCCACATCGGGCCGATCTTCTTTTTGACCTTTTCGCTCAGCACAAGCAATAGCGAGTACACGCGCAAGCACAAGAATGTTTTCAAAACTGTTGACACTGTGCTTTTGTTGTGGCATAATGTAAGCACAGAAAGGAGGCAATATGGCAAAGTTCCACACAACATACCGCATTAGCGAAGAGGCTCGTGGGCTAATCAAGCTACTCACACAAGATCTTGGAGTCAATCAGACCTCAGTCATTGAGATTGCGGTGAGAGCGTTAGCGACTCAAAGAGAGTTGCGACCTAAACAATCTATTCAGGTCTCAAAGAACGATAAAATCAGCAGTGCGTCAAATGCTTAGTTAAGGCCCCGCGTAACTACAATTACCGGAGCCATGATAGAAGAAAGGTTAGTTTCTACTATGGATACAAGTTTAACACACTTCGACAACATCAAGTTTGTCGACAAAGAAGGCAACGAACGCTGGAGCACCAGAAAGTTACAGACTGCTCTTGGATATTCAAAGTGGCAAGACTTCGAAAATGCCATAGAAAAAGCCAAGAGTGTCTGCGAAAACATCAAGCAGGATGTTAATTTTAACTTTATGGACGTCCATAAGCCAATAATCTCAGGAAAGGGACGCACCCAAGAAGTTAAAGACTACCATGTTACCCGTTTTGCGGCATTTTTAATTGCCATGAATGGCGACGAACGCAAACAGGAAATATCCAATGCGCAAGCGTACTTTGCGGTTATGACGCTCTTTGCCGAAAACGTTCTCAACAAAAGCCCCAAAGAACAGCTCCAAGACCAACTTGGAATGCTTCAATTTGTGCACAAAGTTGTGAGAGGCGTCTTTAGAGCGCTCTCACATCGCGGTATTGTGGAAAACAAGCAGCTCGCACTTTACGGAAAAGTCGCCTTCGACTACTTCCGCTTGGAGGTAGGACGTGCTAATAGGCAGTACACTGAAGTTATCAAGTACTTTCACGGTGATAATGTCCTTGATGAGATAAATGTCAAAGGGGATATTGTCAAGATGCAGGCTGAAATAAAGAATGGAGAGGTATCAGTTCAAATGCACATGCCGTTCGGTTGTGATTAGATAACAGCCGTTATTCGCAGAGAGAGAGCACCGTTTAAAGTGCTCTCTTTTTTTGTGCTCAATCGTGCCACAATCAAAATCAGCAACCGCCCACAGCAACTATCTCCTACCTCCAGACAAACCGCGTGGCGTCCACTACAAAGACATGTATTCTACTTCAAACACATATTTATTCCGCTCATGTCGCCAAAGCAGTTACCGCTCTTCGTGAGATTGAAGAAGCGTTTTTCGTATCTCCATCTCGCATCATGGGATAGCCAGGAGCTGCACTAACAACACTTGAAGCACTAAAGAAAGATACTAAGAAAACAATGATAATGAGACTTCTAATATAGTTAAGCATCATGAGCCTTTCTATTTAAACAATACCTGTATAGCCAGCTTTACTAGCATTACAATGATGATAAACGATGTAAACACAGCACACGCTAGAACATACTGTCTGTTAGACAGCATTGTTTCAGACATTTGATGCAACGATGGCAGCTTCTTTGATTTATGCCTATCCCAAGCTACAGGATAATCAGTGATGTCTCGTGGCACAACAGGATGAGGAGCAGTGTTCTCTTTATGGAAGTCTTTGCGTATTTGGGACGCAACAAGATTGGGGCGGTAAAGGTCTTCATGAGGCTTGAATTGGTTCATAATCACTACCGTCCTGTCTGAGCTGCTTTGTTTTAGATACCGTTATCCGACATGCGTGTTATTGTTGTCTTGCCATCTCTTGTATTCTCGACACTTATCATCTCACCTTGAATAGATATAAGTATTCCGCGCGTCTTTAATGCTAAGCATATTGTTTCTATCGTATGCTCTAGCTTTGTATTCTCCTTTTCAATATCACTTATTCTTCTCCTGAGCGATTGAGATTCTAATTGCATGGCCTCAATCGCATTCTTTTGAGCTTTCTCCGTTGCATCATCAAAATTGCTCTTTGTCCTCTTTATTGTGTAATAAGCGCTTATGATGACTGCAACGATAGTAACCGCAATGCTTGGCCAGCCTGATAAACCTGGAACATCCATAATTATTTGCCTGACTTAGGAAGCATTATCACAACTGCTTCAATTGCGGCGTTTACAATCTCTTCAGGAGGAAGAGGTCTTTTAAAAACTTTGAACAGCCTAATCACCAGGCTCATTGCAATTTGCTTCTTAGCTTCTCCTGTGAGATTTTTGTTCTGTTGTTCTACTTGTTTCACTGCCATTTCAGCAAAATCTTTTAATGCTGCAAACTGACCCGTAGGGAAACGTTGGATAATATATTGAGCGACGGGAGCCATGAGATGCCACGCAAGAGGCCACGTTGCAAAAAAGATCATGCTAATCCACTGAGCTGTTGTCATGCGCTTTTCTCCTACTGGACTTGAGTGGCGTCAATAATCAACTGTGCATCGGCTTGAATTCGCTTGCTAATGATGTTAATTTGCCCTAATTTGGATGATGCAAGCAACGCTTTCAAAGCTGCATTTTCACCTTGCAGGGATGTCACGCGAGGGTCTTGCCCTGTTCCAGAGTCGATATGGAGGGGATAGACGCGGGCCTTCTCTAGTCCAGGTGGTGTATCTATGGCGTGCGGAACGGGATCAAAGCATAAAACACCTCTTTCAAATCGCTGATAGACAACACCTGAATGTCCTGTAATTGGTATCTCGTTCGATGATGGAAGGCCTAAGAAACTTAACCCGCAAAACGCGTTATTCCCGTATTTCTGGTAAGTTGCAAGTATTTCACCGTGTATTGTGAAATTGTTGTCTTTGCATTTCCATGCAGCCCCTTCTGCTTTAAAGTGACTAGCAACGGTTGGATTGTTCAAGTCGATCATAATTGGTTTCTCCTCTGGTTTCGGCTGTATTTTACCTAGGAAGACGTTGGCGTCAACAGTACCTGCAATACCAGGAATACCGGTTGCTTTATCCGTGTATTGAAGGAATTGATATGATGTCCATGGGGGCGGACACGAAGGCCTTGCATCTGGCGTGAATGTCCAGTTTGCAAGCCAGAGCGGGTAGCGGACCAGCCTTGCGTCCTGCAATCTCTGCTGAATGTAGGAAGAACTGGCATAGATACCTGGTAGCTTGCCCCCGTAGTTGGATTCCTGCTGAGCAAGCCAGGCGTACGCCCATGCGCCCGTAGCTTGTGGCGCATTCTCCTCAAAATCCAATATCAGCAAGTCTTGAGCACGTACTGCGCCAACAGCGTCATATTGCCAATTTGCCTCTTGTTGTGCGTTATTGCCAAGTCCAGGGCGTGCAAAGTGATAGTAGTAGATACAATCAATACCTGCTGCCAAAGCTCTTGATCGATTTGCGGCAAAAGAGGGGTCGGTAAACCCGACTCCCTCACTCGACTTCATAGCGATACGTGCAATCCCATCAATGCTAGCAGCCCAAGCTCGATAGGCAACAAAGTCTATCGAGCCTTGGTATGCCGATATGTCAACAAAACTCGGTGTGTTCATTTATTTACCATCATCTAAGTCGCTAAACAAAGAAAACTGCATAAGAGTATCATCCTGTATATCTGGGTTAACCTGTTTACGCTTAGCTTCCGCTCTGCGTAGAGCTGATTCGCGCATTTTTTGTTTTGTTTCTTCTGAATGGACACGTCCCCTGCCCGCTTCCGAAGCAACCTTAGACACTATTTGTCACCTCCCAGAATTACATCAATGCCAGCATCTAAAGCCCCTGTCCTATATGCATCAAAATGCTGATCTTTATAGCCAACGCCATAGCTTGATCGAAGCGCTACACGACTTACACCGTCGCCACTTGCACTCCATGCCTTGTATGCTCTCCAGTCTATATATTGTGGCTGGAACTGCGATAGGTCACAAAACTGAGGTGTCATGATATCCCCCTTGCAAGGTGGCTATACTCCCGTTGGTAACGGTAAAATCACTAAAATCTTAGGAACACCGGTGCCATCGTCTGGATGCACCGTCTTACCTCCTATAACTATCTTGACCCACATATACCAGTTGCCTATGGTGTCCACATCAGCAGCTTGATATGTATACGATGCCTTTCCGTTGTCTGATGCATCTATTGACCAGCTGCCACTGCACGTCTTGATTGTTGCAGGACTATCAACATTTTGCATCTTCATGGTGATAGTAGCACCCAGTATGCTCAAAAACCCATTCTCATGCAAAATTTGGATAGAAAAAGGATTTGCAATATCCCCAACGAAGATAGGTGTAAAATCATCGATGGGCACTACTAACGACATGAGAGCCTCCTAGTCTGCTTGTAAATCGTTTGTGAGAAGAGTGGAACCATCCTCATGCACGAAGAGGTAGCAGGCGCTCTCTCCTTGCTCCCACCCTATACAGTGCGTTGTGCCTCTGCTCACTGCACTGTCATCACCTGGGTTCAACTCCATGCGCCGACGCCTGAAAAAGACAGGCGTGGCACCATGGGGGATAGCTACTTTGTGGGCACTGGACAACTCAAGAGTTGCAACTTGAGAGGCATTCACCTCCGCAAAGCCACGACCATCAGGCCGTGACTCGTCGTACTCTGGGATCTGGGTGCCATCGCGATAAGTAGCACACCATTTGTACACATCTGCTATCATATTTTACTCCTTAGAATTCGTCGAATGTTAATACTACGTTAGGCAGTGCTATTGTACTTCCAGGCCCACCGGCATACGAAAAATCCACTCCCAGCACGCAAACTGCCATATCACCATTTGGTCCACTGCCAGATGTTGCAACGCTTGTATTATCATACAGTGCTGCTGTAGTCGTCATGAGCGTGTAACCAGCTGGTGTGGCACCATTTGAACCACTCGAAGATGGCCGATTACCTGATGCAGACTGTGCATAGGATGCAACGGCAAGTTGCTTCCAGAAGAGTTGCAAGCCAGTTGCTGGTGAACTTCCCATTGATATTTTTCGATTATTAATAGTTGTCGTTCCGGTAGTTGTCACCGCTAAAACGAGATTCTTAATCCAACTGAACACGGTTCCTGTAGCAGTTGGCACTGCAATGGATGTTGTGCTCGTGGCGGAATCGGCTAAATTATATTTGCATCCCGCTTCGACGTTTGCCCAGGAAACTGATGCTCCTGTTCCTATCTGTCCCTGACATACCGCTGCTGCCATTTTGATACTCCTTATCTTGTATAAAGCGTGATTTCGCCACTTCTTACGTAAAGCGTGATTTCGCCACTTCTTACGTAAAGCGTGCAATTTTGCGCTGGTGGTGGCGATGATTTCGAAAATGATACCGTACTAGTAATAGTACGTGTATTTGTTGTCAATAATGCAGCATCACTGATAATGGTCCGTGACTTTATATTTACCAGAGAGGCAGTACTAGTGACAGTACGCGTATTCGTCTGCAACAATGAGGATGTTGAGGCGACAGTACGCGTATTTATTGCTAATAGAGTGGTACTTGCCGAAATACTTCTATTTAAACTTGCTATTAATGCCGTTTCACTAATAATGACACGCGCATTAATAGCAAGTAAAGCAATAGTAGATATGATACTACGTGTATCTACCGTAAGCAGGGCTGCTGTATTAGTAATAGTACGTGTGTTTATTGCAACTAATGCAGCAGTGCTTGTGATAATCCTAACATTTACCAGGGAGGCTGTAGATGCAACAGTACGTGTATTTGCCTGCAATAGAGTAGCAGTACTGATAATAGCTCTGGTGTTTTCCAGCAACAAAGTTGCAGTACTAATGACAGTACGTGTATTCTCGATAATATTAGATAGCGCCACTGTTGATGTGATAGTACGCTTGTTTATCACCAGTGACGTATCACTCGTGACAGTACGCGTATTTGTCTGCAATAATGAGGCAGTACTAGTGACAGTACGCGTATTTGTCTGCAATAATGAGGCAGTACTCGTGACAGTACGCGTATTTGTTGCTAATAGAGTGGTATCAGATACAATAGTACGTGTGTTAGTTATCGATAATGCAGCTGTAGATGCAATAGTACGTGTGTTGATAGACAACAATGCTGTATCAGATGTGATAGTACGCGTGTTGCTGAATGATACTGTTGAGATTATAGTACGTGTGTTAGTAACGAGCAGTGCAGTTGTATTAATAATAGTGCGTATTGATGTTAACAAAAGAGATGACGTGCTTGCAATTGCCCTGGTATTAGCAACTAACAAGGCAACAGTAGACAGAACATCACGTGTATTTGTTGTCAATAATGGAACAGTTGATGCAATAGTGCGTGTGTTGGTACTAATACCTGATAGGGCAGCGGTAGATGTGATAATACGCTTGTTTATCACCAGCGATACATCACTAGTGATAGTGCGTGTGTTAGTACCAATGTCTGATAGGGCAGCAGTAGATGTGATAATACGCTTGTTTATCACCAGCGATACATCACTGACTATAACTCGTGCATTAACAATTAACAATGCAGCATTAGTAGTGATAGTGCGTGTATTAGCGGACAACAATGTACCGCTCGCAATAACACTTCTACTTGAAGTTACGAGCAAAGCGGTATCAGATGCGGTAGTACGGGTATTTGTTATCAATAATGTAGCATCAGATGCAATAGTACGGGCATTAGCTGTCAATAGTGATGTATCGGATGCAATAGTACGTGTGTTGCTGAATGATACTGTTGAGATTATAGTACGTGCGCCAGTAACAAGTAAGGCAACATCAGATGCAACTGTACGCGTATTTGTTATCAATAAGGCAGCTGTAGATGCAATAGTACGCGCATTGATAGACAACAATGCTGTATCAGACGCAATAGGCCTAACAATAACAACTAGTAATGCAGAAGTTGAAGCAATAGTGCGTGTATTTGTTGTTAATAACGGAACAGTTGATGCAATAGTACGTGTGTTAGTGCTAATGCCTGATAGGGCAGCAGTAGATGTGATAATACGCTTGTTTACAGCCAGTGACGTATCGCTAGTAATAGTGCGCGTGTTGGTACTGATATTCGATAAAGAAGCGGTAGATGTGACAGTACGCTTGTTTATCACCAGTGATACATCACTAGTAACAGCTCGTGTATTAACAATTAATAATGCAGCATTAGTAGTTATGATGCGTGTATTAGCGGATAACAATGTAGCACTTGTTATAATACTTTTATTTGTAGTTACAAGTAATGCAGCATCAGATGCAATAGTACGCGTCTTTGTTATCGATAAGGCAGTATCAGATGTGATAGTACGCGACTTTGTTATCGATAAGGATGCATCGGATGTGATAGTACGCGTATTGCTAAATGATACCGTTGAGACTATAGTACGTGTATTTGTTGTCAACAGTGTAGCTGTAGATGCAATAGTACGTGTATTTATTATCAACAATGCAGCTGTAGATGCAATAATGCGTGTATTTGTTGTCAATAGTGATGCATCGGATGTGATAGTACGCGTCTTTGTATCTGCTAGTACAGCTGTGGATGCAATAGTACGTATATTCGTTTGCAACAATGATGCTGTTGATGTAACAATACGCGTACTTGTTATCAACAATGAGGATGTTGATGTGACTGTACGTGTATTAGTACTTGATGCCGATAGTGCAGCGGTAGATGTTATAGTACGCGTGCTTGATTGAGATTGAATTGAACCAACTACATAAAATGTCGATGGACTATTCTGATTATTGTATTCAGTTGCAATCCAATTAGCAGAACGTGCAATATTCGATATCCTGACTTCATCGATAGAGCCATTCCAATAAGCGGCATCATCATTGCCTATATGTAATTTATGAAAAGAGCTTGACGCATTCCAATTTGATGTATCAGCATATGTGCCTGATTGCGATCCATCAACATATACACGCGTATTCGTACTATCACCAACTTCTACCACATAATGCCAATTTGTATCTGATGGCATCGTACCCGCAGCTATATCGACAACCCCAAATTTTGTCATTTTAAATTGATTAACAGTAGCAGGGGACTCCCCTACTCCAAGCATATATCCGCCGAAACCGCCTTGACCCTTTACGACGATAGAACCTACTGAATTAGCCGCTGTTCGCTTAATCCAAGCACTAATCGTTAATGTATTTTGCGTCGTCATTACTAGTGACGCACTGCTAGCGGCCTCAATAGACGTTGAGGAACCATTAAATAATTGGGCACCACCAATTATACCGGTAGTTGAAATATTGCCTACTGTAAAAGGAAAAGATGAGTATGGAGTACCATTATTAGCATTTGAAGTTGAGTCTTTTATACTACCAGTTGTTCCTGCTGTTTCTTTCATGTGAAAAACAGCAGCATAATTACTGTTCCATACGCTTGCAATATTCTCTTGAGAAGACGATATAGTAGTATTATCGAAATACATATAAATGACGGTATCGGTAGCCGTTGCAAGAGTGGGTATGCGCACCCACATCGCAATTTCACCGGTAGTTGAGACGTATTTTTCTATCTCGTGATCAAGCTTTGTTGCCTCTGCACTATTCGTGAAGATAATATCAAAGCCAGAGCTGTTCTGAATCTTCCCTCCATTACCAATTGTTTTGAGATCAGCATCAGTCAAGCTGATCAGCACTGGGAAGTTTGTCTGATCAGCATTAACAACTTTTACATGATCGATCGTTATGGTTTTCTTATAGAGATAATTGGTATTAAACCAGGTCATAGCAGGTATCCATGTGCAACTACAGCATTATTTGTGTTTCCGGCTCCAAGAGCGGGGCATGTTACCACAATATCGGTATTTGTTGCACTTGAAGGTATCGGTGGATTGAATGCAACAACACAAGGTGTGTTTGCGATTAAAGCACCTGCAATGGCAGTATAAATGTAGGAAAGTGTTCCGGTTATTACTCCTGCAACCGTTGCAACCACAGGCAGTCCTACTGTCGACCCGCTTCCCGTGATTTCGAACCCAGTAATATATGTCGTTTTGCTGACAGCTCCTACCAGCGTCGCCACTCCGCTACTATTTGCGACGTTACCAGACGCCGCCGTGATAGGTGTGGAGGCGGATGGATAGGGAGTCGAAGGATTGGCCAGTAGGGGTGTCATGCTAGCTAATCCTTGCACAGAGAGAACATCACTAGAAGCTGTCCCAGCCGTGCCTAGAGCAGGCTGCTTGGCGGATGTCGACGCTCCCGTTGGCAAAGGCAATGAAGCCGCTGATACAGGCTGGGTCGTCGCACTTGCATCAGTCTTCAGAGCGGTCATGCTGGCAATCCCTTGCACAGAGAGAACATCACTAGAAGCTGTCCCAGCCGTGCCTAGAGCAGGCTGCTTGGCGGATGTCGACGCTCCCGTTGGCAAAGGCAATGAAGCCGCTGATACAGGCTGGGTCGTCGCACTTGCATCAGTCTTCAGAGCGGTCATGCTGGCAATCCCTTGCACAGAGAGAACATCGCCAGAAGCTGTCCCAGCTGTTCCTAGAGCAGGCTGTTTGGCAGATGTGGAGGCACCTGTAGGTAGCGGCAAGGCATTTGCCGACACAGGCTGGGTTATCCCGCTCCCATCGACTTCTATTCGATGGTTCCCACTATCCCAGATATCGTTTAGGATTTTGACAATTCCCCTCAGCTTGCCCGAAATACTGCCATTTGCATCAGTTGTTATAGCCGCATCAGTTGTAGAGCCTGTAGCGGCTTCCGTACTTTGTAAAGGAGAGACAGATTTTGCATAGAGAAGGAGTGTTCCTGTTGTGGACCCAGATGTCCATGATGTTTGCTTTATTTGCAGATATCGGTATGTGCGAAAACCATAGAATATTCCAGTTGCCGCTGCTGTTGTTGCAGTAGTTCCAAGAGAACTATAAGAAATTACGGGCTGAAAATTGACGCCATCATTGGAACCTTGAAATGTAAGAACGCCTCCAGTGGCTATTGTGTCTACTTCAAGCGTCCACATCTCGTATGCGCTGATATCTATTGAAGGTACCAACAGTGCTTCATCAGCACTTGCAGCAAGTCCAGTGATATTTGTTCCAACGATCGTTGTTGGCTCAGGAACGTTTGAAACAACTTCTCCATTTGTTGCGCTAAAAAGACTAAATTTTACAAGATCGCCGCCGACAGGAGCACCATAAATGCCGAACAGACCAGAGGAAAGAGTACCATCTGAAGCAAGCACGCTCCATGGCGTTGGCTCTGTTGTTAGTGCATCCCACACTTTTACCTTTAAGGTAGAGCCAATGGCTTGAAAACGCATGTAATACTCAGTATCAATTGATGTAGAAAATGCAGCAGACCCTAAAATGGTATCAGAGCCACTTATGCTTTTACCGATCTCTACTACATTTGAATGAATATTTGCAAAATAATAATGGTTTGCATCTGAGCACCTCAATGCAGCGCCTGCAACGGCATTAGTATTCCCACCTTGCACAACCTTAACAAGCGCTTCTGTATCGCTTTCTGACATACTTGCATAGGTATACACAAAGCGAGCACTACTGTCCAAGTAGGTCATTACGATATGATTTGAAGCAAAAGAGGGAGTCTGGTTACCAACCACTTGAGTCCAATTGCCACCGTCAGAGCCGGGACTAATAGCATTTGGACTGCCTCTTCCACCTGTCAAACATGTGTCTACTGCAAAACTAGTAAGAGCCATTACGGTTATCTCCTTTATTATTTGCCGATAAGAGAAAGACTGAATGTAAATGAAGGACTCGTCCCGCCGATGATCCATCGAATTTGGATATTGTTCCCAAATGCTTCGGCCAAGGCAAGTCCAGCTCCGATTGATTTGGAATCAGAGCCGATTGCGCTTCGTACCGCACTTAACCATACGTTGTACCAAATACCGTCTACCCCCAGCCGATCAATGGCAAACTGAAGAGTAGGGCTTGTACCAGCGATCACTGTTGTGTTTGCATCAAATGCAAGCTCAAAAAAATACGTAACGTTGAGAGAACCGCTATTGCCGCTAGCAGTGCGAGCTAAGGATGATGCTGTGTAAATTGTTTGTGCGCTCATCAGAAATCCTTATCCTAAAGTAGAACTAAGCAAACGCCAAGCTGAGCCGATATTTGCATTTTCAGAGCAAGTAACGGTAGAAAAATATATCTGCGTCGGTGTTCCATTTTCATATCCTATATCCTGAGTTGTTGATATCCCTGTGATAAGCATAGATGCATCATTTATTTTGTGCTCTGGTAGAAACACAGGAAGATACTGGCCAACGGCAAGAGACGGGTTCCTTCGCCATGTTTTGAAAGTGATCGTCCGGCCTTGTGTGCCATACCTCTGGAGTTGGCTGTTTGCATAAAGTATTGCTGCTTGCAGGTTCAAACCCATGCTTGAGACATCCTCCCGGACCGCAACTATGCCCAGTCCTGCGCTTTGCACATCAAAAACGCCAATGACAGATATCGAAAACGTAAAACTTGGGCTTGTGCCTGTGATTGTCCATCGAAGACGAACTATTGCTCCTAATGCCTGTTTATTTGTAGCAAATGCGCCTATGGTGGATGAAATTGAGCTTGTTGCAGTTATCGCGCTACTGCTCCATAGATTAGTGTAAATGCTGTTTGCATCTTTCCTATCAACAAAGAATTGGATAGAAGGCGTGGTTCCTGAAACAGACGTGATGTTAATATCCAGTGCTACACGCCTGTACTTGCTTACATCAAGATCTCCGGTATCTGACGATGCGGTATGGACAGAACTAGGAGAATTTAGCACAGTTTGCACGCCTACTGAGCGTCCCCTGATAGCGGCAAACTGCTTCTGTGTGACTGTATTGGCCAGATTAGTATTATCTACTGTAATGCTTGTTAAATATTGGTATGTGTAATCTTGAAATGAGAGCGTGTCTGTTTGCACTAGGACCGTCCCTGATGCATCCTGATCTATAGCATTGCTCCCTGGCGTCCAGTAGAAGTCTTTCCCTGTATCGATACCTTTAATGCCAATGGTCTTGAGTTGGTTGTTGAGGTATACCAGCGGCGGCGGACTAATCAGCTCACCACCAAGAGCCCAGGAGGTTGTTGTGCCATCCCCTGTTTTGATCTCGCTCTTGGTGGCCGTTGCAATCACATTGTCCAAGATCATCTCATTACGATAAAGATCTGCTGAGTAGTCCACAGTGAGAGGACCATCGATGAGTAGTTGCTGATCTGAACTTTGCAATATCCAAGGTGCTGGTTGCGCTACACGTGGGCCAAATATAAAGTTCAGATTTTGATCGATGAACCATGTATAATCTGATTTTGTTGCTAAATCACTGAAATTGTCTGAGAGATATGTATTCGTATAATCTGCCGTTGGTATGAGACTGCCTATGCCGATATTTGGATGAAGTGCAGCTATGACGAGATCTGTAAGCTGTGGTGTGGCAGTTGGGTCTGTGGAGGTCAGGGTAACTTTGCTGTAGACCACTTTGCCAGCCAAATTGTCCCCCTGTGGCTGTATGCGAAGATTATAAAACTGAGACGTACCTGTATCACTAATGAGGCCACACTGACCGGCTGCAAGTGGCGATCCATCGGTGTAGGTAAAAATCTGAACACCGTCGAAATACGCTGTGATCAAGCTACCAACCATTGTTACATGGACACGGCGTTTGTCTCCTCTTGTAAATGAGATATTTCCTTGCGTGGGAAATGTACGCGTACCTCCTGCCATGCGTGCAAGTACAAGTTTATTTGGAGTATTTGAGCTTGAAGCATCGTTGGCAACTACTTGATAATAATTGCTAGTATTCGAACATCGAAAAACAACGCCTCCTACGTCTGCTCTATCTAGATCTACAACAAGATCAACATTAGATACACTTACGCCGTTGTAGAGGAGAAGAGCCATATTGCCCCCAGTGACCGTCACTCTGCTGTTCAGTGTGTCCCACACCCATGGAGCTACTGATCCTCCATTGCCAAATGTAGAGGTGTAATTTGGGCTTGAATTGCTATCAAATGTATCCAGAGTCGGGTTTGGTTGCGAGGTGATGCCTGCAATCGAACCACCATTTGATACGTTGGTGTAAGAAGAACCGTCAAAACTTGTGGCTAATGCCACGCTTGTATTTGTCGGTGTGGTTGCTGTCCAAGCTGCGAGTGTCGAGCCCGCTATTCCTGCATTGGAGAGAGAAAGAAACGGCGCAATACGCGTCCCACTCGCACTATACTGTCCTTGTACCCAAGCCGTGACTCCACTTACAATAGGAATTGCGGTGGCATCGCCAGCTGTCAATTGCAACTGGACAAGCAAATTTTTCCCAGAAAGCGATTGTCCAGCCGTCAATCCAGAAATCGTGCCCCCGTTCGTGACTGCTTGATAGGATGACCCACCGTCGATTGATGTTACGGCCGCAACTTGACATGAAACAGGGATCTGATTTGTATCCCACTCGATCATGCTCGTTCCATAATTCCCAAGTGAGGCTAGTGAGATATTTTGGCTTGTCCACTGTCCAGTAAGCGAAGAAACAACGCCAAAGTTGTTAAAATATCCAGTAACAAGTGGAGTGCCACTTGTGTAAATTCGCGATCCAATATATCCTGCTGCTGTATATGTGCTATCAGTTACGTTTATGTAGCGAGCACCATCTAAAAACACCTGATGGTTTGATCCATTTGCAATAATTTTGAGACGATGCCAACTATCCGCGCCCAAGCTAATAGACGTAATATTTGTTATTGGATTATAACTGCCCGCTCCTGTACTATTAGTTCCTCGTGCAAGCAAGAGTGATGTAAGTCCTACTGTGACACTGTATGCATATGAGTCGTTATTATTACCCCAATTTGTCGTACGGTAAACTAATCCTAATGCATAACTTGAAGAAACTTGTACGTCGATTTCTGCTATAAAATTCGCCCATTGCCCTGCTTGATCAAAACGAGATCGTGCATCAGTTGCTTGGTCTGCTTTCATTCCCAATGTCTTATAATAGGAAAAGTGCCCAGGACTAGATGTTCCATAAAGTGTTTGCGAGAAGCCATTGTCATAATTCTGGGTGTATCCCAAAAGCGAGACTCCTCCTCCAGACAAACCTTGCGTATTGCTGTAGGTGCCTAAATTGAAATTTGCTTGTGTTGTCGCAGTGGTGATGCTATCCGACTTTGTTGCTTGATAAGACGGATTTGCGCGAATTTTGAGATAAATGAAAAATGGGCCAATTGTTGGATCAATACCAAGGAGTATCGTGGTGCGGTATTGAATATTGAATGATGCGACACTCATTCCCGCCTGCAAATTTGGTATGGCTGAATTATTATTTACTGATTGCCAACTTGCTCCGTTATCAATTGATGTTTGTATAGTTGCTGCACTATCTGGAAATATTGTTGTATTGACTGATTGCCAACTTATTAATGATGATTGGGCTATTTTTACAGTATCGATAGAAACTGTGTCTACAATACTGTTTATTACATTATCATACGCCTGAACTACCGATACAGAAACATTAGAATATCCTCTATTCTGCAATTGAGCATTTGCCTGTAAGGTGTTTTGCGTACTATCAAATATATGAGTTTTTAAAACATATGATCCACCAGATACGGTATACATCTGTATATTTCTAAAATAGGCTATGTATGTGCCTTGCGTATCACCTTCAAATGCTATTGAAATATATTGTAGAGTCTTTCCTGATAATGAGCTACCTAAACCAATTATTCGCGAATACCAAGCATTCGTATTGGCGTATCCAGAAAGATCTGTATTTGGATGTGGAGGAATACCCTGACCATCTGTATTTCCACTTGCATTATCTCTCCAAGTTGTTCCATCAGTACAAACAACATCAACCCCAGCTTTTATCTCTGGTGAATCCGATTGTATCCAAATATCATAAAAAAGTGTATCGGTTGAACTTATTGAATTGCTACCATCGCTGTAAATCATTCTATAGGTGTAATTATTGTTGTAACCCTGTGAACTTATTCCGACAAATTTAATAGCAGGTACAGGGCCAGTGGGGAGGATATAACCATGTGCGTAAATCGCAGGGGAACCTGCGAGCGCCAGCTCCAAGTCGCCACCAAGATTTGAGGTTGCTATCGTATTGGAGAGCGTTCCCTGAGCAAAATCTGTTTGTGTATTATCATCACGTACAGCGTAATTTGCTATCACCCCATCTTGCGAGAGATGGTCGTCTACCATGCTAACAGCGGCAATACCTGCATATTGGCTTGTAATAATTCTATTGCTTGTTTTCTTGCCTGCCAAGAACTGATTATCGACACAATCCAATGACCATGCTAGCGCCGCATTTGCAGCATACTTGACAGCTACTGCTTTCGCAATAAAACCGGTAAATTTGACGCCTTCCACTGTGTCGGTTATAGTAACA